GTGGGAGCTTCTGGCTGCGTGCAGCCCTCGAATGCGTATACTTGTATACGAGCAGAGGCCCAGAACTTGGGGGTAGAGAAGGTTATAGATACAGTTGCTTGCACGCCCTCTACCCCTACTGCCTGCATTACGCAGCTGTCTACAGAAGGAGCTGCTGGGGGAAGTGGAGGTCTGGGGGCCGGCGGCACTAATGCGGCTTGTACAGGGACACTCTCTCTAGCTGTTGCGGGAGGCGCAGGCGGTGCTGGGGGAGACTTTGGAGCAGCCGGCTCTAATGGCTCTGCGGGAACTGTCTCTGGCACAAGTCTCGGAGCAGGCTGCACAGTACAGGGTACTGGAGGCACCGGCGGCACTGCTGGCAAGGCCATCGCCCTTGGAGGCGGAACTGCGAACTTTACCTCTGGAAGTGGCTCTCCTAACGTGAAAGGAGCTGTGAGCTAATGCCTTCATATAACCCAGGAGATGCTCTCCCCGGCCTTGTTGTTGGGGAGAAGATTGACACAGCCTTAACGAAGCTCGGGAACACTGGGATGCTCAAGGGAACCGCGGCTGCGTTCTCTGTGAACATGAGCACAGGAGTTGCCACCAACATCTCTGACGCCGACTACCCTGCAACAACTGTCCGGGGGGTGCAGTACCTTGATGGCACATTCTACGTCATGGAGCCAGATGGCACGATCTGGAACAGTCTTGCAGCTTCCAACGACCCCACAGACTGGCCCACAGATGGCTTCATCGCAGCGGAGTTTGAGTCAGATACAGGAGTCTTCCTCGCCAAGGCTCTGAACTACATCGTGGCCCTCGGAGGCTGGTCCACGGAGCTCTTCTGGGACGCCGGGAACCCAACAGGCAGCCCCTTGCTTCCCGTGAACAACGGTGTGATCCTCGTAGGCTGTGCTGCCGCCGACAGCGTGGCCCAAACTGAGAGCACCGTTATCTGGGTTGCGCAGAGGAAAGCCCAAGGCTCCAGCTCCCAGAAAGGCCGCTTCGTTGCCATGCTTGTGGGGACGAGCTATGAAACCATAAGCACGCCAGACGTGAGTCGCATCCTGGATGCGGATGATCTTGCCACAGTGTACTCATGCACAATAGAGATCTCCGGCCATACGTGGTATGTCCTGGGGCTTGGGACAAGTGACGTGACCCTCGTGTTTGATCTCCAGATGAAGCACTGGAGTGTGTGGACTCGGCTTACCGCTGGCAGCCCTGTGACCCTCACGACACTTACCCAGACGAATGGCCTCGCTACCGCCACGAAGGTGGGCCACGGCTTCAGTGATGGAGATCCTGTCACGATCTCGGGGGCCGCCCAAGCAGGCTACAATCTGTCTGTAAATGTAACTGTTACAAGCAGCTCCACCTTCACGTATCCTGTGGCAGCCGCAACTGTGAGCCCGGCCACCGGCACGATCCTCGCTACAGGCTACACAGAAGCGTACTTCGCTATCGTGGCTGCCACAGGCTTCGCCGGAGACCAACTACTGCTAGACACAGCAGGAAATGTGTATGAGTTCTCTCTGAGTAACAACACAGACGCCGGGGATATTCCTATTGACTGGAAGATCCGCACAACCAACCAAGACTTTGGAAACAACAACAACAAGTTCTGCTTCTCCATCACCCCTGTAGGAGATGTGCTTGCAAGTTCTGCAAACGGACTCCTCCGGTACAGTGATGATGACTACCAGAATTGGAGCTACTACCGGAGAATTGACATGAGCCAGGTTCGTCCAGAACTCTTCCGTCAGGGAGTCTTTCGGCGTCGTGCCTGGGAGTGGAGATACACTGGAAGCCAGAGACAGAGGCTCGAGGCCTTGGAAGTTAAACTTACACAAGGAGTAACGTGATGGCTTATGATGACTTTGACTACGGGAGCTTGGATTTTGGCTCTTGGGACCCAGGGTATGACTACGGTGGAGGTGGAGGAGCCTCTCCTGTGGTGTATGACCAGGGAGGCGGGACATACAACCCTGGGACAAGCTGGGATGCTTCTGGTTGGGAGGGGATAGACCAAGGCGGCGGTGGTGGGTACGTTCCTCCACCTCCACCTGCTCCGAGTCGGGACATTGGGAGATACCTTCCCGGAGGAGCAGACTACATCCCTCCGGGGGGAGGCCAGTTCCAGACAGGCAACCAGCCCTGGCAGCAGATCTACGCTCCCGGAGGGCAGCATCAGCAGACCTATCGAGGGGCCGGGTATGGAAGGCCTCCAGCAGCTCCCTCCAACATCAATGCGAGTGCCTCGAATCTGGCTCCCTACACTGGAGGCATGGGGAGCAACCCCTTGGGAGGGAAGCCCATAGGTGGTGGGGGCGGTGGAGGAAGCTCTGGCAGCCAGACCCAGCAACAGATTGCTCTGGGCCAGCCAGACACAGAGTTGTACAACAGGTACAAGAACCAGCTCCTCAATCCTGAGGGTATGGCAGGAGATCCTGCGTACAAGTTCCTCTTCAACCAAGGAGAGCAGGCTCTCAAGCGGTCTCTTGCAGCCAAGAGGCTCATGTATAGTGGGAAGAGCCTTGCAGATACCACCCAGTTCGGTCAAGGCATGGCGTATGACTATATGAACAAGATGCTCCCCCAGTACCAAGCAGGAGCCCGCGAGGAGCTCACTCGCTTCCTGGGGCCGGCAGAGTTGCTCCCTCGGTACGCTGCCAGCAACAACCGCGCCATTGAGAGTGACCAGAGTCGCAGGATGCTGCAAGACTACATGGGCTCCCAGGGCGGAGACGGAGGTGGAAGTGGCTTCTCTGCTGCCCCCCTGCCATCAAGTGGCGGAAGCTTCGGCGGCGTGAGCAGTGACTACAACCCCACGCGGAGGCTGCAGCAAGAGTACGCTCCTCCGAACTACTACCAACCTCCCCAGCAGGCCCTGCCTGACTGGGATGAGCTCTATACAGGCCCGTAGCCAAGGAGACCCAAATGGCCGGATATGGTGAAGTCTTCTCCACAATCTTGAACAACGAGATGCAGAAGAGGCGGCTGCAGGAAGCCCAGCGCCAGCATGACATGGAGCAGCAGCGGCATCTGCAGACCCTCCAGCGGCAGTACCAGCTCATGCAGCAGCAAGGGCAGATGCAGGAGCAGAGGCTGCAGTTCGGGCTGGATGCTGCGGCGAGGGCTGAGCAAGCGCGCCAGAGGGAGCATGTAGCCAGAGAGCGAGCGCGTGGGGAGCAGCACGAGCTTGGGTTGAAGCGGCTGGAGCAGCAAGGAGATCAGGCTCGGCGGGCAGCTGAGCAACGGGATCGCCCTCCCCTCAAGCTCGGCTACATGAGGAACCCCCAGAATCCAGCGGAGCAGACTCCTGTGCCTGGGGGCCCGGCATGGAGGGATCTGAGCTCGAAGCATGGAGGGGACCTCGCCTCCATAGGCATTGTGGATGAGGCTTCTACTGAGGCAGCAGCTAAGATTGATCGAATCCTGGACCCGAAGAAGAAGGGAAGCTTCAACTCGAACTTCGGTGGGTACAATGCCCTGGCCACGCAGTACCTTCCGGGGGAGACTCAGGACGTGAGGAACGATCTTGAGACCTTGAAAGCGAGCCTCAAGACCTTTGGTCTGAGCCTCATTCGTTCGAGCTCTGGAGCTGTGGGCAGCATCACGGAGAGGGAGTGGCCGATCCTGGAGAAGCAGATCGAGAGCTTGTCTCCCCTGATGAGTGAGGGGGCCGCAGAGGATGCCCTCAAGCGAATCAAGGCCCGCATGGAGCAGATGCGGGGGCGGGCGCTGGAAGTCTACAAAGCTGAGTGGGGAGATAGTCCTTTCTACAAGGCAGATCCTCTGACTCGGTCCTCCCAACAGGGGCCTGAAGGCACTGCCACTGTGCCAAAGGGAGTTGATCCTAAAGTCTGGCGCTTCATGACCCCGGCGGAGAAGAAGCTATGGCAGACCCAACGCTAGAGCAGCAACGAGCTCTTGCAATAGCAACAGCCCGAATGCGGGCTGGAGAGGCTCCCCCAGATGAGCCTGTGGAGAGGAGTACAGGGGAGGAGGTTGTACGCCAGGCGGGCCTCACTGCTCGCCACATGGGGCCTATGGCTGTGGGGGCGGCAGCGGGGGCTGCAATGGGAGCACCAATCGGAGGCGTAGGCGCAGTGCCTGGGGCCGCAGCGGGGGCTGCTGCAATGGGCCTCACGCAGCTTGTGGATGCTCTGGGAGGCACGAACTACGTAGACAAGATTATGGATAAGCTTGGCCTTCCTCGAGCAGAGGGAGATCAAGAGAAGTTCCTTGGGGCTGTGCAAGAGGCTCTCGCGAGCTTCGGAGGAGTCACGGGGGCCGCTAAGACAGCTCTCCGCACAGCCAAGCCAACTTCCTCTATGCGACCTACCCTGGAAGCAGTGGTAGAGAACCCAGGGATGGGAGCGGTGGCTACAGCTTCAGGAGCGGCTGCGGGGGAAGCTGCAGAGCAGGAGGGAGCGAGCTCTGGGGAGAAGTTCGCTGCGGAGTTCGCAGGAAGCCTCGTTGCGCCCGCAGGTGTGGGGGCAATGAAGGCTACGGGGCGGGCTGTTGGGGGCATGGCTCGAGACGTGGCGGCGACGTTTGGTGCTGGCTGGGGGCACAAGGCAAGTGTGGATGCCCTTGCCTCAGATGTAGTGAAGGAGCTCACGAAAGAGACCCCTGGAGACATCCGGCGGGCAGTGAGCAAGCCCTCGAGGTACATCCGAGGCGCTCCCACAACTGTGGGGGAGGCCCTGGCTGAGGCGAACCTCAAGGATCCCACGAAGCAGATAGGGGGAGCTGCCATCAAGATGCAGGAGGAGCTCGCGGGGGCGAAGAAGATTGAAGACTTCTTTGCCACAGTAATGAAGAAGCAAGACGCAGCAGTGGAGGCTCAGGACGCCCGGCTGCAGGCCCGTACAGGCCCCATGCGGCAGCGGGCTATCCAGCAAGCAGAGCAAGGCATGGTGAATGCAATGCTCCCTATTCGGAAGATGAACATCATTGCCTCGCAGCCGGGAGTGAGGTCCAACAAGGGGATTGTGCGGGCTCTGGAAGACATCTCCAAGGAGATGGGCAAGGCGGCCGCCCGGCGTGGCAAGACTGGTCAAATCAGCCCAGAAGATCTTATCTCCCTCCGAGGCCAGGCCGGCAAGCTCATAGAGCAGAGGATGGCGGCAGAGGGGAGCTTTGATCAGGCTACTGCTGTCAAGGCGCTGAAAGCAGTGAAGACTGCCATTGATGATGAGATAGAACAGGCCGGGGCAGCCGGCTGGAAGAAGTACTTGGACATATACAGCAAGGGGAAGCTTGCGCAAGAGCTGCAAGCAGGCCGCTGGGCTGAAGTCCACCGCATTGCGGGAGAGACTGCTAAGAGGTCCACCACGGAGCTCGTGAAAGAAGAGCTCCCCACGATACCGACCTTGCTGCATCGACCCACTATGGCAGTGAACTTTGCCCTCAAGCTCATTGGCCAGAGCGCGGTGCCCCCAGTGGAGCGCAAGATCGCGCAGGCTCTTGCTGACCCCAAGGAGTTCGTTCGCCTCATGGACAGGCCGGCCTCCATGCCCGCCCGCAAGATCGCGTATGATGTGCTTGTGCGGGCGGGGGCCCTTGCAAACCTCATCGCAGACCATCAGAGATCTGAAGCAGAGGGAGCCCAACCCTAGTGGCTTATCAGATCCCCCCGCCGCCAGAAGGTCGCTTTGGTAAGTGGGCCTACCAGCTCTGGGACTATGTTGCTCGAAACAGGTACGGGGCAGGAACCGCGAACGGGATTGTGGGGAATAGCCCGATCACGATTGGAACAGGCTCCTCCGGCACATTCACAGTTGGGCACGCAGTCTCTGGGGTCACCCCCGGCACTTATGGAAACAGCACAGCGGCTGCCCAGGTATCCGTAGACACTCGAGGGCACGTTGTCTCTGCTGCGAATGTAGCCATTGCGTTCCCCGCTCCTAGAGCTTTGGAGGGCACAGCCCCCATTGCAGTGGCTACAGCTGCTGGTACGTACACAGTAAGCCACAACACCTCAGGAGTAGCTGCAGGCACTTACGGAGCTGCTTTCGTCACGAACCAGTTGGTGGTGGATGCAAGAGGCCACGTGACGAGTGGGACAAATGCTGGGACGCTTGGCACCTTTGCATCATTCAACTCCTTTGCTGTCGCCGGCGCAGTTACTGGCACTACAACCACAGGGACATTAACTACAGCCCAGACTCTCGTTGCAGCGGGGGTAGTCACTGGCACCACGACCACAGGCACACTCACGACAGCCCAGAATTGGACACAGGTTGGCGCAGGGGACGTACTGGGCACAAGTACTACTGGTACTTTCACTGGCGCTCTCAGCACAACTGGAGTGACTGCTGGCACCTATGGGGCGGCTCGTATCACGAGCCAGCTAGTGGTGGACGCGAAAGGTCGGCTGACGAGTGCCTCCCAGGCAGGCACCCTCGGCACCTTCGCGGGGTTCAACTCTCTTGTCCTCGCGGGCCTTGTAACAGGGACGACGACTACTGGCACACTTACAAGTTCTGGCATCACCGGAACTTTGGTCGTGAACGGCTTTCTTCAAGTCGGCACAGGAGCCTCAGTATTTTATGCCCTGGATGTGAAGAGCCCTATAAACTTGGGAAGAAACAATACCTCCGATGAGGGAGGAGAACTTCGTTTTGAGAGAGCCTCTGATGCGGCTGTGTCGTATGTGCTGGACATTGCCGGAGGAGGCACGACTCCGAGTATAAGAATTCTGGATGCTAACCAGAGTCCTATAACTGTGCCTTGGTCAATTTCCTCCCCTGCAGGTCGCTGGAGTGGTGCTCCCGGAGGCTTTGGGCTTGGCACAGGAAACGTTGGTCTTAATTATAATGGCCATGGCAACTTTCAGTTCTACTATGCTGGAGCAGGGGGCCCTAACTTTCAACTCACTGGTACGGGAGCTACTCCGAGCAAGTTTCTTCGTGTAGATGGGGGACAGCTTCAACTCGTAAACAACGCGTACTCAGCAGTTGTCTTCTCTATAACGGATGGGGGGGATATTGCTCTTTCTGGGGCTGCTTCTATTGCAGGCACCCTCACCTCCGTAGCCGCCCAGACACGCTTCGCCCTTGGGAGCTCTGCTACTCTTGGAAATACTCTTGTTCGAGGCACAGCCATCACGACCCCTGTGGCTCTTAGCACAGGCACAACCACAGCCATGAGCTATGCAGTGCCGGCTTCTGCTCTTGCAGTAGCTGGACAAAGTTTCCGGGTCATTGCTTGGGGAACTACGGCACTCAATCTTACTACTATGAATCTAGAACTTGCAGGGGTTGTTCTAGGCACAGGCCAGACTTCCTTCAACTACAAGCGGTGGCAGTTCGACGCTGATGTTGTGGCTATGGGAGCTTCTTCCCAGCGCTATCGTTGCCGTTGGGAGTGTACAGGAGATGCTGGGGACTCTCAGACTTCCCATGGAGCCCTCATCACAGAAGGTACAATGGCCCTCACGGGAGCGAGCGCGAATACACTGCTTGTGAGAGCAGGGAGGACAGGAACGTTCACGGCTGCCCAACAAGGCATGATTGTGGATGTGAGGAACTGAGTATGACTCTCGGGCAAAAGCAGCGTCTTTTCACCAAGCTAATCGGCCAACTAATCCTATGGAGCTACGAACATGGCTACGAACTCACCTTTGGAGAAGCCGTTCGGACAGAGGCGCAGGCCCAGGCTAATGCCGCGTCGGGGGCGGGAGTTGCTCGGTCAAACCACCTTATTCGCCTTGCTGTTGACCTTAATCTCTTCATTGACGGAGTATACCGAACTGATAGTGAGGCTTATGCGCCTTTGGGAGAGTATTGGAAGTCGCTGAACCCTCTGTGCTGCTGGGGAGGAGATTTCAGCAGACCTGATGGGAACCATTTTTCTTTCGAGCATGGAGGAGTCAAGTGACGATCACACTGTACGTGCTTGCAGTTTGCGGAGTCTTCGGTATTGTGGATGTTCTCTTCTTCAAGGGAGAGATCGGAGTCATCCTGAGTCGGTATCTTGACGTGTCGAGGTTCTTCTGATGCTGCACTTACTCCTACCCATCCTCGGCCAGATAGGCTCTACGGTTGCGAAAAACCTGTTCCCCGACCCTGCCGACCAGCAAAAGAGGGCCGAAGCGGAACACAAGTTCACGCTCGGGGTGATGCAGCACGCCAACGCCATTGAGCAGGCTGCGGCGGAAGTGGTGAAGGCAGAGGCGGCGAGTTCCCACTGGCTGGCGGCTAACTGGAGGCCGCTGACGATGCTGGTGTTCGTGGGGCTGATCGTGGCGCGGTGGCTTGGCTGGACCGCACCGGGTATGACGGAAGCCGAGTACCTGAGCGTCTACGACCTCATCAAGATCGGAATTGGCGGGTATGTTGTTGGGCGCAGCGCGGAGAAGATCGTCCCGATGGTCGCTGCGGCGATGAAGAAGCCCTAGGCCCGGAAGGGAGTCGGTGGGATGCCTGCGAAGGTCATTTTCTGGCGGGTTGCTACCCAGGCCGCACTCCTATCCAAGATCGCGTTCGCGAGGAGAGGGACAGCCTCATCTGTCCTGAGGCCGGCGGCATCCATCTTCGCAAGGGTGGTGTAGTGACCAGAGAGGACCTGGAAGTGCATATGCTCCTCGATCTGGAGGCGCTCAGGCGCATTCTCCGGGAAGCAGTCATACACGCTCTCCAAACCTGTGTTCTGCAGGCCCTTGACCTTGCGATAGCAGTGTGCTCGAGCATGGACGTAGTAGGCTCCCTTGTCCAAGCACGCAAGGAAGGGAAGTACCACATCAGGGCTGCCTATGCCCTCCAAGCCCCCAATCTTATCAAAGAACTCTCGAGACCAGCTTTGGATGGTGCTTCCTCCCACTAGCTTGGGGAACATTTCTTCCAGCTTGCACCAGCCATCTGCTTGGGGCCAGGCGTTCTCCCCAAGGTACTCCATCTTCTCATTGACGTAGTACATGCCTCCGAGGACCATGCTGGGGGAGAACTCCTCGTAGGCTTTGATGACGAGTTCGCTCCTCTGTGCGAGGTCGTAGTCATCTCCACTGAGGGACATCACAACCTCTGCATCAGTCTGAGTCATGGCCCAGGTGATGTGGGCGTTGAGGCCAGACATTCCTGGGGCGCTTGCGCAGGGGCAGTTCAGCCTCCGAACCTTGTGGGGACCATTGTAGCGCTGGGCGAGTTCATCCAGAAGCTCGCGGGTTCCATCTACGCTTCCGCTGTCGCTTAGGATAAGCTCGATTGGGGGGCCGACCTGGGCGAACATGCTCCGAACAGCGTCCGTGGTCCAGCGAACCTTGTTGCGAGTAGTGAGGAGGAGCGCGTACTTTCTCACAGCTTCTTTATCTGCTTGATCAGGTCCATTGTGTGAGGGGGCCGAGAGGGGACGAACGCAGTCTTGATCCCTAGCTCCTTGCACACAGCGTACTCCGGCTGGGTCTTGGCTGCGTACTCCTCACTGCGGGCGTAGATGGTGGGCTTCAGCTCTCGGAGTATGTTCCAAGGGCCGGCGGCCTCACAGAGGACAAGCTCGTCCACGCACTCTAGGCAGGAGAGAGCGAAGAGTCGGTCCTTCTCGCTGTAGACAAGGGGGCGGCCTTTCTTCACAGACTTGTCTGCAACAACCGAGACGTAGAGGAAGTCCCCCAGGTCCCTGCACCTCTGCAAGTGCGCCATATGCCCCACGTGAAGAAGGTCGAAGACTCCATGCGCGAGGACAGTCTTCACGCAAGGAATCTCACATTCGCAGGTGCTGGTGTGAGAGGGAACGTGACCTTGCCCTCGAGGTACTTGTACAGCCAGTCATTCGTGAGGTTCTGCATGCAGTCACTCGGGCACCGCTTGCGGGGATCAAACTCATCTGAGGCGATGTACCGCATGACTTCCCAGTAGCGTTCTGAGTGGAAGATGTCCCGGAAGCGAGCCTGGGTGATGTTCCCGATGTGAAAGGCGCGCCACTTTTCATTGAAGAAGGGCCCGCAGGGAGCAATGAGACCATTCCCAGACATCTGAAGGGCGAATGGAGGGCCGAAGCAGCGAGAGTACTCACGCTCTCCCTTGTGCTTCATCTTGTTCCACTTCACCACGATCTTGGTAGTGGAGTTGGAGAGGGACTCACACTCTTCCAGAACCTCCTTGATCCGATCATATCCCTTGTAGTCTACATGGAGGGAGTTCTCCATGTGGGTGTCTACCCAACAGTGCTTGATGATTGCGTAGTGGACACCGAGGTCCTTGGCCAGGCGCGCGAATGGGAGGAGCTGGTCAGACTGGTCAGGATCACAGACAAGGTTCATATTTGTAATGCAGGGCCAGCCATTGCCCCGAACAAGCTCGACAGCAGTGCGAATGTTCCTTATCACAATGTCGTAGACAGCTTGCTTAAGGCCCATGATCTCGGCGTAGCGTTTCTTCTCTCCCGCGGAGAAGTTCACCCGGAAGGAGGCCAGGCGAGGGAGGATACGCTCCAGCACAGGTCTCGTCGTGGCAATGCCATTGGTGCCTGCGCCGATCTGAAGGCCGAGGTCTGTGGCCTTCTCCACGGCATCTGCGTACCAAGGCACCATTGTGGACTCTCCATCTGAGATGTAGTTCATGGCAAGGACGCCGACCTCGGCAGCATCTTCCAGGAAGTTCATCGCGTGCTCGCGGGTGATGACTCCGCCCTCAGAGGCCTGGGTCTGGGCAGCGCAGAAGTAGCACGCAGCTTGACACTTCCGAGTGAAGGCTACATCTATGAAGATAGGCGCGACTCGCTCTCCGCGAGCCCAGGCTTCCACGCGCTCCCTGTGATACCCAATGTTCGAGCCGTCAAGGGCGAGGGCCTGGCCGCCGACCTCTGTGTGAGACTGGTAGTCGAAGTTCATAGTGCCTCTCTTTGCTGGATGGTCATAAGTTTACGGAGCTTGGAATCATCTCCCATGAGGTCCTTCACGACTCTTACATCAAGCCTTGTGAGGGTGCGAAGGGTAAGCTCGAGGAGCATGAGGGCAGGTCCCTGGGCATCTGTGGGAACCTCTTTCGGGAACTTCACGACGACTTCAAGATGGGGGGTGCTCATATCACTCCTTGTGGGGGCTCATATCAGAAAGGGTGTCATAAACAAGAGTCGGCCCCTCGTAGCGGTAAGTCATCTTGGGAACGAGAGGCTGCTCAGGGTCCATGTGGTAAATAACGGCAGCCGGGCCCTCTGCTCCAAACAACTGGGGGATGAGGGTGGAAAAGTCTGTGGATGTACGCAAGCTTCCCACACGGAAGCCCCAGCCTCTGAGAAGGCGCTCATAGTCTGGGAGGCTCACACCCGTGCGTGGACTCACTCCATGAGGTATGAGGCTTTGAGCTTTCTGGGTGTGCTTCATCATGAGGTAGCCTTCATTCTCATATATGATGATCTTGATGGGAAGGTTGTGATGGAGGATGGTCTGGAGTTCCTGCAGGTTCATCATCATACCCCCATCTGCGTGAAGGCAGAGAACATGCTTGGCTCCCGCGAAGCAAGCTCCGATGGCTGCGGGGAGTGCAACTCCCATCTCTCCCAGGCCCCCGCTCGTCATAAGGCGCTGGGGAGGCTTGAGGCGAAGGACTTGGTGGGCACTCATGAGGGGAGCCCCCATGTCAGTCACAATAACATGGTCTGGCTCGAGGAAGGGAGTGAGCGCATTGGTGAACTTGTAGGAGTTGATGTAGGCTTCTGTGTCCCTGTGCTCGAGCCAGTCTGTGTTCCAATCCAGGCACTGCTTCATCCACTCAGGGCACCTTGCGGACTCCAGATTCCTGATGAAGAAAGAGAGAGGAGTACTCAGGTACTCAGCCCCGAGGCGAGTTGCCTCTATAGGGTCCACGTCCACCATGAGGACTTCAGGCTTAGCCGCGAGGCCATGCTCGGAGATGTTCCAGAGACTCAGCCGGTTGCCAAGAACAACAAGCTGGTCAGCATTGGCGAGGGCCTTGTTTGCCCCGCGGTTCCCATAGATGCCAGTGCAACCAAGAAAGGCCGGATGCCTGTTGTCCACGAGGTCTTTGGCTTGCCAGCTCGCGACCACAGGGACTCCAAGGTTGAGGAGCATGGGGGCGAGGTCTTGGCATCCGGCTGCCCGGATACCGTGGCCGAGCATGAGGAGAGGGCGCTTACGCCAGAGCATTTTGGTTATCCTTGGGGAAGTCAAGCCAGACAGGACCTTGGCGAGGTTCAAGGGCGGCCGCGAGGTCTTCGTCCAGGCGGCTCGGGGTGAGGAAAGCTGCTCGCTTCGTGAAGCGCCTCGCGATGTGGTGGCTGGAGTACCCCTGGAAGCCGAATCCCCGGCCTCCATCCCCGTGGTACTGGTATGCTTCGTTTCCACTTATCACGAGGAGAGGCATACTGTCCATCCAGGCGCTCATGACTCCTGTAATGGCGTTCGTGCTTCCTGCACCAGTCGTCACGATACAGGGGGCAATCTTCCCACACGTGCGGAAGTAGAACGTGGAGGCCTGGGCGGCCGCCTGCTCATGGTGGCAGCACACGATCTGGGTCTTGCCTCGCGCCACCACTGCGTTCCAGAAAGCCACATTCCCCCCTCCAATAATGCCGAAGGCGTGGGTGATGTCTTTGCTTGCGAGCCACTCTGCCACCCTATCCGCGTTTGTCACGAGCCTCTCCCTTATACCAGCGCATGATGTCATGGCCAGTCTTGATCTGAAACTCCTCTGCAGTCTGCATGTCTTGCCCTTGGGCTGCGCCGAAAAGGGGCCAGACTTCCATGCCTTTCTGGTGAGCCACGCCGAGAGCCTTGAGGATGTTGGGAGACTTTCCACTTCCACTCAGCGCAATGAGGAGGTCTCCTTTCTCTGCCATCACGTTGAGCCAGCGAGCGAAGACCCACTCGTAGCCAAAGTCATTTGCTATCGCCGTGAGGGTCGCGGGGTCAAGGGTGTGGGCTCTCACTCCGCAGAGGAGGAGGTCATTACAGATGTGTTGGGCGTTGGCGAAGCTTCCTCCATTCCCGATGATGTAGATTCGCTTGGCCTTGTGGATTGCTTCAGCCAGCTTCATAGACTTCCTCCTTTGTGGCTACCGCTGTACCGAACTTCCCACAGACGATGCCGGCAGCCTTGTTAGCGTAGTGAACTGCACGTAACCAGCCGTACTCCTCACTAAGAGATACAGCCAGTGCTGCGATGGCGGTGTCTCCAGCCCCTGTCACGTCATAGACCTCGCGGGCTTCAGAAGGGAAATGAGAGCTTCCCTCTTTAGTAAAGAAGGTCATACCTTCTGAGGCTTGAGTAAGAAGAAGGTGCTTAATGCGAACTGTTGTGAGCAGGGCCTGGACCTTGCGTTTAAGCTGGTGCTCGTCAGACCAACCACCCACAACTTGGCGAAGCTCGTCTGTATTCGGCTTGATGAGATCAGCGCCGGCATACCGAGCGTAGTCATGCCCCTTGGGGTCCACGAGTATGAGGGAGTTTTTTGCCCTCAAGATAAGCTCATCTACACGAGCAAGGCTTCCTTTCCCATAGTCACTGAACACCACGATGGAGCACTTGGGGAGAGCGGCTAGGAAGGCTTGCTCCATGGCCTGGAGGTCCTCTTCTTTGGGAGTCCAGTCAAAGTCTACACGGGCGACTTGCTGGTTCCGGCCTATGAGGCGGATCTTGCGAGCAGTGTTGCAAGTAGCTGAGATGAAGGTGCCGCCAAGGGCCTGGATGTTCGCAGCCACGTTGTCGGCGGCCCCGAAGCGGTCCTCTTGCCGGATGACTTTGACGACTGGTACAGGAGCCTCTGGGCTGATACGGGAGACCTCCCCATACCAGTACTCATCCACCATCGCGTCTCCACACACAAGGATGGGCTTAGGGGTGCTCATATATCACCCTTCCGAGGTTGTTCAAGACTTGGCTCCCATCTTCACTCCAACGACCGTACCGCGTCCAGCGGGCAGCCGGAGCCTCTCCCGGAGCCGCCTGTGTAGAGCGGGTGGGCAGCCGGCGAGGAGGCATGCTGGCCCGAGGCCACAGCCAAGGGTCTGAGCCATCCAGCGAGCCCTCCACATCCTTACTGTACGTGTGTCGAGCCCCAGACGGGCCGCGAGTAGCCCCGTTCTTACGCGCCTGTTTGCGGCGAAGAACGCCGGTATGCAGCAGAAGCTTAGGGGAGGTTGACATACGAGGTTGGAGAGTGTTGGTTTGTCGTTCGTAGTATGCATGAATATTTCGTTCGCGTCAATTAAGTGTTGTGCCTAATTACAAGGGTGCCGCCAATGTTCTCTATGCGGAGGATACCGCTTTTGAGAAGGCCCGCCAGAGCTCCCTCCATATCTTTGTCCGCCGGGAAGTGGGCTTGCAAGAAGCGGAAGGCTTGCTCGTAGGAGACAGCTCCCTGGCCTCGTACGAAGCTTACAAAGCGGTCGAGGTGAGCGCCGGCTTCTGTCTTGCCTATGCGAGCAAATACCTTCGGCATGTCGAGCTCAAGATCACTTATCATCGTGTTCGCCGCCGCCAGGTCCTCCACCGTGAGGGTAAGGTCCCCACGTTGGCTTGCCGAGAGCACCATCGCAAGCTTGTGGAGGTGGGTCTGCTTCCTCGCGATGTAACCACCGAAGCGATCATCATCCAGTTCCTTCGGGCGATTCTCGTAGTGGTGCTTGTACCAGGCGTTCCCCCACTCGACAGCACTTGGAAGGAGGCGGAAGGGTCCGGCGAGAAGAGAGATTCTCTCGAGATCTTGAACGAGCTTCCTTTGGGTTTCTCCAAGGCCAACAGGTACTTGCAAGGCAGGATATGCAACGTATTTCTCCTTCACATCAGCGTAGATGAATACACAGCGAGAGGTGAAGCCACCTCCAATCATGTACTCGGGGAAGTTTCCTGAAATCCAGCTCGGAGTCGTGCAGGCAATGATGTTGATCCAAGGGTTCTCTATAGTCTCTGAGCCACTCATCTTGGTTGTTTTGTTAAAAACTGCTCGACCATCCCACAAGGTCACAAGGAGGTCCACCATTTCTCTGTCCTGTGGGTTGAGGAGGTTCCCAAGCTCCCCACTCTCAATGGTGATCTCGGCGGCTGTCAAGGCATCATACCCGTTGATCTGGAATTGCTCCTGGCTCTCGCTCAAGCTCTTCACAAGGCTCTGCCATGTACAAACATCAGGACCAAACTTGATCCCGGGCACCTTACGGAGAAGGTTGATAGCGACTCCAGCGGTGGTAGACTTAGATACAATTCCAGGGGGAGCCACGAGGATGATGAAAAAATTGGGTGTCCACTTGAAGTACGCCATATCAAGCCACACCCGGCGACGAAGTGCCCCGGCCAGGGCTGAAACACCACACCAGAAACGCATCCGCTTGGGCGCTTCAGAATATGAGCTATATTCAAGGAATTCTCCTAACCAGTCATCAAAGTTCCGATTATCTGCAGGCACCCCAAGACTCCTCGCTGGTCTTGATATTCACAGGAATGACAAGAGGATCTGAGTAAGGGACTTCTACATGAGCGAGGTTCTTGAGGGTAGTGAGAGCTTGCTGGATGAGGTGGGTGGGAACTTGCCCCGCGAGGGAGTCATGGACTTGGAGGAGGACTTGGATCTCGGGGGCTTCCTCGTGGATGCGTTGCCAGGCAGTGTTTATGACCCGGCCTACGACACTCTGGGGCTGCCAGGCGAGAGCATCAGGGAGGTGGAACCTATCAAACTGATACCAGCGATAGCCGAAGACATTCTCAACGTAGCCTTTGCTTGTCCCGAGGGCCGCCGTGCGCTCTTGCCACCGCTCGATGCCGGGATGAGCCCCAAACCAGCGAGCCCGCATCCTCTCTGCAGTGTGGACAGTGAGGCCACAGTTCTGGGCCATTGTCCGGGGGCCGCCTCCGTAGTTCGTACCATGCACCCAGACCTTGGCAAGCTGTCGGGGGCAGCCGAGGAGCTTGGCGTTCTCACTGTGCATATCCACACCGAGGCGGAGCATCTCTTTAAGCTCCTTGTCTTCCGCCTCCCAAACCACGACTTGGAGATCCGCCCTGTCCAGGTCCATATCAAAGAACGTGAAGCCGGGGTCTGGCACGAAGAGCTTCCGGATGTTAGGTAGCTCTAAGTCTTCAGGCTCTTTAGCTTCGACGCCTTTAGGTATATTCTGGAGGTTAGTACCTGTCCAGAAGGCGTTCTTACTTGAACTATACCTAAAGGTATAGGTCCCGCAAGGATTGAACGAGCAACGGAGGCGACCGTCAATGTCGAGCTTCGCGTTGAGAAAGGTAGAAACAAATACCCCGATACTTCGGAGTTCTGTAATTCGCTTGATGATGGGAGCGAGGAGGGGCTCCCTCTTCGCGATTTTCTGGAGCGCATCGTCGTCAAGGGTAGGCCTCTTGGTCTTCCGGTTGAAGATAATAGGTTGCTTGAGATCCTCGTAGAAGAGGGCTTGGAGCTGCTGGGGGCTCTTGATATTGATACTGTGGCCGAGGACTCGCTCGAGCCAGGCTTGCTTCTCCTCCGCTTCTTGCAGTAGCTCCACTGCCATTGCGTCCCTGGCTCTGGGATCAAGCCTGATCCCCCTGTTCATTGTGGTGAGAGTGCAGTGGAATTGGTTCTGCTGGAAAGCGTTCACTGCCCCGAGGCCGAGGCTCTCCACACTCGCAGACACAACATCATCCACCTCGTAGGTGCGTACACAGTCCACGCAGTTGTACTCCCAGAGCTGGTCCTCACCAACCTTTGGATCCCAGTCCCGGCCATCGTCCTTCCAGTACCTGTAGTGTTCGCAGTAGAGAGAGGCCTGGTAGTCCACAGCCTTGGGGAGAGCGCAAAACGCAGTATGATGCGCGATCATAGTGTCTCGGTGGAACCTCCCCACGAAGCACCACCACCTGTGGGTGTACTGAGCGTCGTAGAGATAGTTCTGGTTCACGACCCTTGCGTTAGGATGGCACAAGACTTGGTAGTGGAGCCAGAGGAGGTGGGCCTCTTGCTCCAAGCTCCAGTACCCCTCCGGGCTCCCCACAGCCATGAAAGGGATGCAGATGGCCTCTGTCTTGGACCATGCAAGTCCGCTGCAGGCTATGTGCCCCGCCCGAGTCTCAAGATCATGCACCAGCCTGAGGGGGCCGCCGGCAAGCCTCCCAAGCAGCATCTGGAGAGTGCTTACTGCTTGCTCAAAGGTGGGTCGGATAATGAAGGACCATCGAGGCTCTCTAGCATCCCTTCCGGATTGTAAGGCAGCCGCGCGTCGCAGGTCTCGCACACCGGCAGCTCGCTCGGCCCAGTCCCGAAGGATATGAGCAGGGTGCCAGCTCGGTAGAACGAGAGGCCCATCCTGGTCCCAATCAACACGAAGGTGTGATCCCCTCCACTTGGATATGCCCCATTTACCTGTAAGTGCCCACATGGACACGTTTCCAAAAGCAACAATGACATTCGGCTTGACAAGCTCGATTTCTCTGAGGAGATTATCAAAGCCTTGGGAGATGTATGGGTGGACATGGAGGTTCCTCATTGGGACGAAGCCTTGGGGGATGCTGGCGCGTTTCTTTGCCTTGCTGAGCCAGACCTCGATCTTGTTCTCAGGGGGTCTGTGTCGGCAGACATTGGTGGTGAAGCACTCGCTCCTTAGCAAGCCCGCTTCGTGGAGCATGCGGTCGAGCTCGCGGCCACTGGCACCCACAAAGGGATGCCCGGAGGCCTCCTCATCCCGCCCTGGAGCCTCCCCCACGAGCATGATCCTCGCGGGGACTGGACCTTCCCCTGGAACGTTCATCCAGCGAGAGGATCTTTGGGTTGATGGATCGAAGGAAAAATCTTCCCCTCTTTGAAACCTTCCTCAAAGCCATCTTGCCGGCCTTCTCTGTAGCCCGCTTTCTTCCCCTCCCTATAACCCTCTGTGTAAAACTTGTGGCGAGTTTCCTTGCTAACAGCAAGGTGCCCCCACAGACGCTCGAGCAAGGCTTCTATATCCTCCAGCTTATCTCGCCTCATTCTAGAGTCTCCAGTCTCTTCACTGCAACCCCATAATACTCTGCCTCCGCCTCCACATACGTGGCCTTGCACTGCAGCTCATGGCACGCTACGAGAACAGTACCAGTCCCACCAAAGCAATCCAGTACACTATCACCAGGCCGCACGCTGCGTACCAGCAAGTTCTTATAAAGCTCCACCGGCTTCTGGGCTCCATGTCCAAGGTTCTCATCTCCTTTCGTCTCTATGACATCTGGGTAGATGCGGGTAACAGGTCTGCGGCCTTTCTCTGCATACAGCACGAGCTCCCACTTGCGCTGCGGCCCATGTTGGGGCCAAGGCACGCGGGAGCCATCTCGCTTGAAGTTCACGAGAGGTGTGCGGTGGACATTCCAGCCCACCCGACGAAGCCACTCTCTTGCGTAGGAGAAGCCATCTATGTCACAGCACACGTACAAGTGTGCCTGGGGCTTTGCTACCCGGAACCAGTGGGCCCCAAGTACTCCAATAAGTCTTTGCCATTCCTCTGGAGAATCATCATAGCTATGGGTCTGGCTAGTGAGTCTGCCGCCAGCGTCGCCAAAGTCATTCGCTCCGACGCCGTAAGGAGGATCGGTGATGATAACGTCAAATTGACTGTCTGGACATTCCCTGATCCATCGGATACAGTCATCGTGAACAAGGGTATGGCTATGCGCACCGAAGGTTGCTCCTACCGCCTGCCCGAGCGCGATGTTCCTCTGGCGATCTTCTTCCCGGAGGTGCGCTTTCCACGCTTCGTCAAGGCTCTTGGTGCCTTTGAGGTGGGGGGCTTCCGCGGCTAGGAGGGGAGCGAGAATGAGCTCTCTACGAGTACTCTCGTGAGCAGGCCCGCTAGATGATCCCCTAACTTCAACTGAGATCTCCCCCACACTGGGGGACTCGCCACCCAGAGCACGCGCTTTTCTGCTTCGAAGATCAGCAAGTCTCCCCGTTGCAGCTGCTCGCTCCTCCCAAGTAAGGTCAACTCGTCGCACGTTCTCTTCAAGCTCGGCTTCTTCAGCTGCGAGCTGGTCAAGCTCACCGAAGTCAACCGCTGGGATGCTTCCAAGTTCAATCTCTGCTGTGCCATAACGTATTCTGGTCTCGAGACCGACGAGATTGGATATTGCGCTGAGCCTCCTATGCCCTGCAACGAGGGTATATCTCCCATCTGGCCCGGATCTGACCACAATGGGCTGGAGCAAGCCGTTGGCCTCAATGCTCGCCATAAGCGCGCCCAGGGCTTCACCCTCGATCTCCTTGCGCTGGCGGTAGGGAGGGATTGTGATTTGGCTTAGGGCTAGCTGAAGAATCTGCACGAAGACTCCTTTGCTGTTGATGAAGGCGTTCAGTTTCGAGGGAGATAGCACGGGCTGCTCGAGCCATGTCAGCCGCGAGGAAGCTCGCAAGGAGATAGTCCTTGTCCAAGATAGCCTGCCACCAAGCTTTCCTAGCTGCGAGGAGAGTTGTGCTTAGTTCACTTAGTTCCATTGGGTTTTATCAGACATCCTATGTGGGTGACTGAAAAAACCCCCGAGCAACGCAGCGCAGCGCTGCCCAGAGGGGCTCAAGGAGGAGCAAGAACCTAGGCCTTGGCGATACCCGCGACCCTTTCATACACATCACCCGAGCCATTCTTCGCCACATCATGGCTCAGGACAACTTTGACCATCTGGCCAGCAAGGTGATTCATGGTCGTGCCAGGCTTGTTGAGGCCAGTCGCATCGTAGTACCTGCGAAGGCCCCAGTTTCTCCCAGGAGACATGTCGAGACCCCCGCTGTCTGTCGTGTCGAGAAACACGCTGTCGTTCAGGGTGATCTTGGGCTGGCCCACAGCTGCTGCCACATCTGCCGGGAGAGTGATCTCCAGGCCAATGTCGGCAGCAAAGCCACTGCGGGCTTGGCCGTTCTTCTCGCTGCTCCAGGGACGAATCTTCGGCACCTGGATCACTGCATCAAAGGGGCGACCGGCGGGTGCCGGCGGCCGCTTAGTCAGCGGTGCGTTCAAGGCGGCTCCGAGGAACTGCTCTGGACTGAAGTTACTTTCCATGCGATGTTGCTCCTTGTGTCGTGTGTGCAGGCTTGCTTGCTGCTAAGATGACTCGGACTCCTGCGGGCTGTCCAAGTCAAATTCTATGCTCAGCTGGTAGGCCAGCTGGCGACGTTCTTGAGGCTCGAGGCCCTCACGCAAGGCAGCCTCTATCTTGTCCACAGTCAGGTACTGCACGCAAGCGCAGAGAAGCTCGGAGGCTTCCTCCTGAGTCATGAGGGCAAGGGCGGCGTGTGGGGTCATAGCCCACGAGCCTCAAACTCGTATTGTTGGAGGTCTGGTAGCTTCATGAGGACTCCAGCAAGCCCCCTCTCGACTTCCACTTCTCCACTATCTGCCCGAAGCTCTGCGGGAGCCCGCTTTTGATCGGGAGGTTCCGTGCTTTGAGGTCCGCCTGGGCGTTGTCAGTAGACCAGAGAAAGTTCTGGCCTTCTCTGTAGGAGAGTACAACGTCACTGAACATCGGAGGGATCTTAGGCGCGAGGGCGCGACCAAGAGTTGAAACGGTAAGTTTGACGCCTCCAAAGATCTGATCGACCTCTCGCTCCACGTGGGCTGTGAGAACAAAGTGACATCTGCACCCATCACAGAGCTGACGGACAACTTTCTCAATCTGGTCTTGCGCGATGCCCCAGTCGCTTTGAGACTTGACCGGCTTGCCTCCGACAACAAGCGACAGAGCGATTGGGTTGATTCCTGTAAGCGAATCAATCGCAAGTACTCGTCCTGTTCCCCAGCTATCCACGGAGCCGAACTTCTTTCCAGATCTCTGATCCTCGAAGTCAGCAAGGCTTCGAAGGAGTTCAATGAACTGATTGTGCTTAGTGCGGTTGGGATCTGAAAGCTTAGCAAGGCTTTCAAGGGCGAGAGTGTTGATCCTGGTTGCGTCTTCCGCCATGCTGCCAAAGTTTGCCTCCGCTTTCTTGACTACGTGCCAGTGGACGTTGTCTGGGATCTTGAGGCCGTGGTCCGTCCAGGCACCCGCGAAGGACTCAAGCCCGCTTTCTGTGAAGAGAACAAAGACCTCGAGGCCGGCGTCCGCGAGGGTCTTGAGGGCAGTTGTCTTCCCTGTGCCTGTGGGACCTTCCACGAGGATGTTGACCCCTGCCAGGGGGCTGCGTGCTGGGGCGAGGACTGCGCTCATTTGGAGGCCTCTGTCTTGGAAATACCTTCCTCCTTGCCCTCATCAAAGGCCTTCTCGTACACTTCCTCCACCTTGGCGTTTACCCAGTCTAGAGTAGCGTCGAAGCCCTCCAAGAACATATCTCTCAGATCTCGCTTCTCTCTTTCGTTAAGGCCGTTCATACCAGCACCTGGTGGGGAACTTCCTTCACCTTGAAGACTCCCGGCGGGACAGGGAGGCTCGGGTTCGCACTCGCGTAGAGGTCAAGGAGAGTTGCTAGCTCTGCCATGGGAAACCATTCTCCTGCCTTGTTCGTCCCATCATCTGCCACTGCCACGATCCTGTGCTGGCCTGCTGAGCTCTGCTCATGAATGTAGATCACTTTGTGTTCTCCAGTTCTGCAAGAAGTGCGTCTGCACTGGCTGTGCCCCCAGTGCGTGGGCGATGCGAGGTCGGGGCCCAGACAGGGGGCTCGTACTTCTCGAACCACTTCCCATCTGGGCCGCAGGCCGAGGTGTCTTCTCTCGCCCGGCGGCAGTTTGGAGTTACGAGAGCGTGCTGTGCAACCCCAGTGACAAGGCTCACATCCACTCTCACCACGTTTGAGGGAGCGAGGCACTGCCAACTCTCTGAAGCACTCACCACCTCTCTCTTCCCGAGGAGGTGCTTGCACTCCACGCAGAGTCTAGGCGGCGACTGGAAGGGGTCCAAGGACTGTCTCCTCTCTTGTGAGTGGGTTCCAGTACCTGCGCTCGAAGTTCAGCTCAAGGAACGGTGTGGGGTCTTGGAGGAGGCAGATCTGTCGAAAAACACAGCCTCCGTATTCTGTGCAGGCGTGGTCTAGGCTCCAATCCCAGTACCCTTCCTTCCAGCAATCCACAGCTCGCTGGATGTCTCGGACTGTTTGGCCCAGCCAGCGCTCCACTTGCCACTCTGGCCGATATGATATGGCCTCCGCGCAGTCGTACTTGGTCTTCAGAATACTGACACCGCGAATGATAACCCCTTGTACAGCAATACCAGCAGCGCGAGCTGCCCAGCAGTAGCCAGTAAACTGTGAGCGGAGGTCCCATTGCCGAGACCAAGTCGCACCAAGTTGCGAAGCAGTTTTATCATCTTCCACGTACCGCCCCCCTGCGAAGTCACAGACCTGGTCTGCACGTCCGCAGTACATGAGGGGCTCTCCTGTCTCTGGATGGTTGAGAGGGAGTGGCGTTGCGAAGCTGAATTCAATACCGAGGCGGTCGCCGAGGACCGCTGGCACGGCTGGGTCAGAACCGAGGGGCCACTTGCTGAAGTAAAACTCGAGAGCCCCCGCCATACGGGCCGCAGTCTTGGGGCTGTCGTCCGGCGGGTTGAAGTCTCCATAGGCCTGGAAGAGAGCGCGGATGCCAGCCTCGAGAGCAGTATCCGGGGGCTTGCCTTCTGCGTAGAATGCTTTGCGAGCGACCTCGAGCCCGCGAGCGAAGGCACCACCAGCCACGAGGTGGTGACTTTCTGTGCGGGGCTTCCAGTTCTGAAGGTAAGTGAGGGCGAATTTCTGGGGGCAGCTTCGAAGGGCTGCAAGCATGGAGCTGTCCCAGACTGCAGGGAAAGGGAGGCTCATGCGCACTCCACATGAATGTTCACTATGGCTTGGGTTGCTGCGCTTGGTTCATAGGACTGATAGTTCCCTTGAGTGACCCAGAAGTGCTCGAAAGTCGCTATTTCTCCTGGCTCTATTAGTAGGATCCTTACATCATAGTAAGGGGGGTATTTCTTCAAGTTCTCTATAAGCTCTCCAACTCTCACAACCCCTCCAGTTCATTTATCAGATCATCTGCGGACCGAGTCTGCGTTGCGGCAGCCCGGCGTTTCTTCGCGGCAGCAGCGACTGCGCTGGAGCGAGCTTGGCGGAGAAGCACAGCCACGTGCTTGAGTTCTTCATCTGTGAGGGTGCCGGCAACCGCCTTCGCCCGGTATGCCGCGATGCAAGCGTTGTCTTCAGGACTATACATTAGGGGCCTTAGCTAAGGGGTCAAGTACCACGGAGCCTCCCTTTCAAGAATTCAATGAGTGCCGGTGGTCCGTAGACCAAGCTCCCAGGCGCAAGCCCCGGCACGTAGGCGTGGAGATCCAGGCTCTCCCTCGTAAAGAACTCCCTCATGCGCTCAGTGAAGAATCTCTGGCGGGCTGCATGAGGAATTCGCTGCTCTGCTGCGTTGTACAAGTAAAGATCCAGCCTTGCGAGGTCCTCCTCTGCAAGCATGATGTGGAGATCCCGACTTGGGACAGCATTACGAAGTCGGGGCATCGGGAGGTACTCCCTTTTCGTGGGCGGCGAGCAGCTTCGTGATAAAGCCAGGAGGGAAATTATCCCTATACTCTACTGAAACCTCGAACACGGCCTTGAACGCTTGTTCCCAGCCGACTTGTCTCTTGAGCAAGTAAATCTTGCTCTCGAGTTCTTGCAGCCGGCTCACACTAGGTTCCATGAGCAAGCTCCTCGTTTATACTCCTCCACACAAGCACCTTGCACCCACCCAGCAAGCCCTCAAGGACATCTAGGCCTGCTGGAAGTCTCAAGATCGTGCGGGGAGTGGTGCCTTCAAACACTGTGTCCTCCCACAGGGTGAGCCTCTGGAGGCCGCCGCCCAGCAAGTGGGCCTCGCACACCACAGCACCTGCACGGAGGTGCTGTCCCATGTCAAGGATCAGATCCACCACCAAGATGAGCTTGCGCTCAGCTTGTCGCTGCTTGAACCCGAGGACTTCATCCGGAAGCCAGTGCTTACCCCGGACTTCTTCAGACTTCTGGGGAAGCGCAGAATCAATGGTTGCGGCGGCTGTGAGCCACCTGCACTTCGGCACGGTCTTGTGAATCTGCTCATTGAAGAGGCCGATGAGGGTGTACACACTCCCCTCCACATGGACGAGGCGGACTTGTCCCACAAGCAGCCAATTCTCTGGCTTTGTGAAGCAGGCTCTGTAGTTCTCATTGGGGCTGCGAGCTTTCTTGGGCGTGCGGGAGGCTTGCTCAAGGAGCGCGCCTGTGAGGAGGGAGTCAAGGTCTTGGCTCACGGCTTTCTCCCTCCCACAATACGCGCCTTCTTCCCGAAGGCCGCTCGTACAGCCTGCACAGCAAGCTGCTTCGTAGGAATTTCAAGAAGGATCTGGGCAGTACGATAGCCAAGCTTGAGAGAGACTCGAGACGCTTGGTCTATTCTTAGATAGATAGCCTTGAAGGCCATGTGTTCCTCCGTCAGGTTTAGGAATTGTCCGAACGCAATTGTGACATGAATCCCGTTCGGTGTCAACCAAGTTGTGAAAAAGAAATGCCAGGGACCCCTCCCTGGCACCTCCCCGCACCGGCGGGTGCCGGCACTTGACGTGAGTGAGCTGACGGACTCGCTACACGCCCAGTTCTGCGAAGAGCGCCCCGGTGTCCACCTTCGACGCCTTGGCGACCTTCTCGGCTTCCAGGCGCTGGATGATGGGCTGAAGCTTGCTGCTTTGCCGCAGTGCCATCTTGTCTGCCGGGGACTTGCCCTTCAGGAACGTCTTGACATCTTCCGGGGCCTTGCCGGTGAGCTCCACGAGGGCACGAGCCAGCACAGAGGTTCCGGCGATGCCGCTGCCTTCCACCCGCGCAGTCCAGTCCCCGGAGTTCAGGTTCTCCTGCACCTTGTCGCAGCACTCGATCATGTCGTCGATGTCGTCGACTCCAGCGTAGGAATCCCCGTACTTCTGCTCACCTCCGTGGCATGCAGCCCTCTCCACATTACTCTTCGGCACGGTGTAGAGCTTCGTGACTCCGTTCCTGAAGTCCAGCCGAATCTGCACCTCCCCGTTGACGAACTCGCTGGACTTGAGGGCCTTGCGTTTCCCTGCAAAGCTGACCTCGCGGCCATCGCTCATCTTCACCACTTCCACATTGTCTGCCATGTTGCCTCCAGTTGTGAGGGCCCTTTAGGGCGCGCCCTCTGCTCCCTCCCCGCATAATACGGGGGATTGTGTATTGTGCCCGAGCCTTGAGCCCGTGTCAATCGAGTTTTTTCATTACTGCCCCTTGATGCACGACTAGCGCGTTGCAGCAGTCGCTATTCGGCACCTTCCCCTCATAGTGCCACTCGCAGGGGTACTGGCACTCTTCACAGAACATCAGATCGTTGTCTGAGTTCCACATACACTTGCCAGAGGTGCGTCTGTGGGGCCAGGTGTAGCCAGAGCAGTGACAAACAAGGTTTGGCATCTTTTACAGGTACAAACCTTTGCCGCAGGCTCTGCACTCATGATCAGGGCCAAATAGTTTGGGAGACAAGCCCTTGATGATGTCGTGGTCACCATGAGCGCAAGCGTTTGGGCATCTTGGGATTGTGTGCTTGGAGCCGTCTTTTTCGTTGAATCTGCCGGTCCAGTACGGTGTTTTTCTTTCTCCACACTTAATGCAATATCTAGCCTCTTCCATCTGGCTTCTCCCCCTGTGGTGCTGCGTGCTGCAAACGCTCGCCAAGAATAATGAGTGCCTTGATCTGCTCATCGCGCTTGCCAAGCAGTTCTGCGATGTTGCGATGCGTCCATCCGTTTGCAGCCAGCTTTGCAGCACGCATTGCCTCGGCTTGTCGGCGTTTAAGTACGCCTGATCCACTCATGGCTTCTCTCCCTGCTGCATCTTCGCCACGCACTCGCAGATGGCGCGGTTGAGGTCGGCGTTCCATGAGTACGGATCTGATGCGTAAGACCTGGTAACGTGCCAAGCCCGCCGTTCTTCGTTAAATCTCGGCTCTAGCTTAAACTTCTTCAACAGCTCCATCGCTAGCGCGTCGTTGTGGAAAGGGTCGTAGGCTGTAGCTATATACACAGCAGGGAATCCAATCGCCTGCGCGCACAGCCGCCTTATTTCAAGGTCGGTCAGGTCGTCCCCCTTCACGTTAGCTGCCATCGGGTTTCTCCTGTGCGGCGAACTGCCGACCAGCGCGCCCCTCTCGTTTGCGGTAAACCTTCTGCTGCGCGTTCATTCCAGAGTAGATCAACTTCTTCATCGGCACGTCCGTAAATCGGCCCGCACCGTGATGCACTCTGACCTTACCGGCCAGCAGTAAAATGAAGTGCTGCCATGCGTTCATCCGCCCGGCCCCTTGTCGCCGCGCTTGTCCTTGGTAACGTCGGGCGCTGCTGCGAGCACGGAGCGTGACTGTTCTACCAATTCAAGCCAGAAAGAGCGCGACGGAATAATCTCTCCATCACGGCTTATGTGAGCGAGCAACAACGCTAATTGCCTGCGCTCCCTCGGCACCACAGTCGCAGCCACCGCAGACGGTACGCTCGAAGGCGTACTGCACGGCTCAGTTACCGCGCCTTGCGGCGCTGCGATCTTGAGGGCGCGGGCAGCAATGTCAGCGCACCAATCTAGCCCCTGTTCGTATCCGTATTCTGCGGCGGCGTACTCGCCAGCGGCTTGCAAATCTCGATCTTCGAGTCCGCAGCGGATTCCCTGTTTGTAGCTCTCAATCGGCTGCGGGCCATCAGCGATGTCCTTAAGTGCGTCCTCCAGCACTTCGTCCCGCGTGGGCGCGGCTTCCGGCTGGGCGGATTTCAGCTTGGACAACTCATGCTTGAGCAGGGCGATTTGGGTATCTACGAGCCTGTCCATGCGCTCGTTAGCCGCCCGCAGCTTGGCTTCCAGTTTCCCCGCGCGCTGGTGTTCGTCCACCAGCACCTTAGTCGCGTCTCGCATGACCTCCGCCGAGATATCGTTGCCCTGTTCGTCGAGCATGTCGGCCTGGCAAGACATGAAGTGGACCTGTTCCTGGAATGTGGGTTTCTTGCTCATTCGCCGTTCCCCTTGTCGTCGCGCTTGTCCTCGGTGCCACTGGGCGCGGCGGCAATCGCATCCAAGTCGTCCACCGTCGCACGAACCTCGGTCAGCAACCTATGCAGACGCCGGTCCCACGCGGCGGCGTCTGGCAACGCAGCCACTGTAGGGGCTTCGTCCCGTTGAACACCGGGCTGCGGGGCGGCGGCGACTTCCGACTGGACGGGAGGGTGCGAAGCAGCGATGCGCTCGGCGTGCTTCGGCTCAAGCTGCTCGATGGTGGCGGCCCCGTTGGTCAGCGCGTTACTCGGTCGCCAGATCAAGCCGCAGCCTTGGCAAGTGTGCGTAGCGTGCGGCGGGTTCGTCCAGCCCTGCTCAGGCTGCGGTGCGTCGATGTGCTGCATCTGGCAGCGCGGGCAGAAAAGCAGCATGTCAATCGGCACCACCACAGTCGCAGCGTCCGCAGGGTTATCTCGCGCCTTGATGGTAGCTTCGTCATACTGCGGCGCTGCGATCTTGAGTGCGCGGATGGCTTCCGCATCCTCCCAGTGAAGTTGAGCAAATGTGTGCATTGAATTAACAGAGGCGCGCAGTTCACACACTATCGCTGCACTATCCAGCGCGATATTCCACACTTTTTCTTGCAAGCGTATGGCCTCGGCACTAATCAGCGGGTCTAGTGCTTCCTTCTGCGCTTGGCAGAGCAAGTCGTTGATCGCCCGCTCGGGGTCGTCCTTGTTTGTCTCGCTCAGACACCGGCTAACTACCAAGGACTCATTGACAGCCGCTTTCCACCTTTGTGCGGCGGCAAGCGCGGCCTCTGCTCGCTCGGCGCGTTCCTGCCATTTCGTTCGCGCAGCGCAGACCTTTTCGTAGGCGTCTGCTGTCGGGCTGTCCTGTGGGGTATCGTATCGTTGCTGGTCAGATTCGCTCATCGGTCCTTCTCCTTAGCCACCGAAGTAGATGAATAAAACTACACCAGCAACAACCCCGGCCAGAAAAAGACCGCATCCGCTGACGACCAGCAGGGCAACCATCATTCCGCTCATGGCTTATCCCCCGCGAGGCGCAGGAGTCCATCCCTGATGCCCCGAAGTCCGTTCACCAATTCGCGCAGTGAGAAATCAGGATGACCAACTTGGTCGATCATTCCACCAAGCAGGTCATGCAATTTCCTCGCTTCCTCGCTCGGCCCGGTGCGCTGGAGGGCGGCGGCTTCTCCTGTCGGTTGGCTTGAGAATCGCCCGGCGCGTAGGGCGGCGAGTTCGCGCTCTAGCCGGTCGTATCGTGCTTTTGCTCGGCAAAGCATTTCCCAACCTTCCGTTGCGTCAGCAGGAAAATGGTTCCAATCTAGTGGCAGAGATTCAGCAAATACTTTGCTGGAGTTTATGGCCGCAGCGTCCGCAGGCTTGCTGTAAGGCTGCGGCTCGGGCTGCCCCATCGTTGTGTGCGTAACCATGCGATTAGCCTTTCCTTGGATTGAGAGGTTCCGTGTCGCGCAATGCGGGCATCTTGGCTTGCAGCTTTTCAATGTGTTCATTTTGAATCGTCACCAGATCGGGTAGATTTTCGACACTGTAAAAACGCATGAGTTTTTTCAACTCCGCATCCACCGGCGCGGGCTGTGGCGCTGCGATCTTTAGAGCGCGTTTCAATCCGCGAATGCCGCGCGCAATGTATTCCTTAATGTCATCAACCTCTTTAGCGCCATTTCTGCTTTTGGACCACAACAGCTCTCGTGTTTCAACATAGACTGCCGCTTCCTCCAGCGCCTCGTCCCGGCCAGAGCGAAGGGCGGCAAGCGCGGCCTCTGCGGATGGGGTGGAATCAATCTTGTCCTCCAGCTCTCGACACGTTTCAGCCCATGCGTTAGCACTGATTGTTATGTTGGCAAGCGCGGCCTCTGCTCGCTTGGCGCGTTCCAGCAACGATTCATCTACTATTTTTTTGACGCGGCCCTCGTTCTTCGCCAGCAACGCGCTCACCTCCGCAAGCTCGCGCTCAAGCTGCTCGTATTCCTCGGATTCAACCCACTTGCCAGCATAGGGCGGTAGTTCTTTTGCAAGCGCATCCGTCCTCGGCGTTGGGCTGTCCTGTGGGGTATCGTGGCTCATGCAGCCTCCGCTAAGTAGAGAAACTCGCAGCCCGGAGACTTGGCTTTCTTGAGGGCCTCAAGGCCGATGTCCGCCATGAGAAGCAGGGATTCATCGGAGGTTGTGGCGTTGTCTGCGGTGCTGGCAGCTTTGGCAGCGGCGCTGGCAGCGTAGGCAGCAGCGTAGGCAGCAGCGGCAGCGGCGGTGGTGGCGTAGGCAGCGTAGGCGGCAGCGTAGGCAGCAGCGGCGGCTTCTCTCGTTCCTTCCTCCTCGCAGCGCACAGCAGCGGCCTCTAACGCCACTTTGTGTTTCTTCTCCTTTTGCTTATTGGCCGCGCACCGCAGGGCAAGCGGAACAATCTTCTTTATCGTGCCGAGAGTCAGTTCCTTGACGAATACGGCTTGGTCGATCTCGTTGCTGCCGAGTTGCGCGATGGCGAGCTTTCGCATCCCATTGGTGCGCGCTTTGTCCGACGACCAGCGCGCATCGTTCAGCCTGATCTTGAAGGCGCGCACCGCCTCGCCCACGCAAGTCGGATGATCGGAATGAGGGAGGTCGAGCGCGTAGCAGACCGCAGCCTCCACGCACATCTTGCCGGGAGTTGGTTCGCCTAGCCCATTGACCAACCCGGCGTCAACGACCTTGAGAACCTTCGCGGCGAGTGCTGCGGTGATCTTCATGCGGCCACCTTCACTTCCAGCTCAATGCTCTTCGGCCAGGCATGGATCACGTCCTGCGCTCCATTCGCAAGCAACCACTCCTTCATCACGTACACGCTCTTGCAGGGAGCCCCCTCATCCGAGGTCTCATACACCACGCTGTGCTTGACTTCTTTCTTGAGTATGAGCTTCATGTTCCAGTACCTCCGTCAGTAGGCTTGCCCGATTCGTTCGGGATTGTGGATTGTATTCCGTTCGGGTTCAGTTGTCCAGCAAGTTGTGGTTTTGGCTTCATGAATTCTTCCAGCAAGGCCGCTTGGTCTGGGGGCAGGGCTCGAGCCTCGAAGCCGGCTCCCTCCTCACTGACCCAGCGCCAAGTCTCCCAGCGCAGAATACGGCGGATGGCCTCTGGGGTCATGCTGTACGTGTCTGCGAGCTTGCGAGTGGGCACGCCCTCTGCCCCGAGCTGCCGGATGCGCCTCACGTCGGCTTCTGTGAGGCTTGCTCGGGCGGCCCGCCCTTGTGGGGAGTACCCGCCGGCGCTCATAGCACCACCAGCCTTCCATTCTTCCGAATGATCGAGGCGTACCACGAGCGCTTGGGATGGTTCGTGACGTTCACCTTCGCCCCTTCCTTGAGGTCAAGCACGTGAGTTTGGTCTGGCACTTCATACGCGCCAGTAGCGAAGATGCTGCGTTGGAGTAGTGCCGATTTTTTCCAGCGCCTCCCGCAGCGCAGCGGCCTCGTCGCGCAACTCCGCAAGCTCGGAACGCTGACGCTTGCACTCCGCGAGGAGGGTGGGCGCGGCGGCGATGAGGCTCATTCGCTTCCAGTCGTCCTCGGAAATGGTCCTGCGCGTGCATCGCTCAAGATACGGCCCGGTCGCATCGCTATAGACGACGGGCTTGCGGTTTGCGTCCAGCACGACGAGTGGCTGTCCCTGCATCGCCGTGTTAAGTTCTGCGGTCCACGGCTCCGGCGCATGCCCTTCAAACTGCGTCAAGTCAAGCGGTGCGTGCTGCGCTTCGTGGTTCGTGTTCATGCAGCCTCCTTGGGGAAGAACTGTTCTGCTCTGCCCACATAGGCGCAATCAAAGGCCTTGCAGCCCAAATACCGAGTCTCGTTTGGGCCTGCTGTTAGTTGCTGCTGGTGGTCTACCTCTTTCTCCACCACCAGCACTTTGAACCCTAGCTCGAACTGCAAGCAGTTCGGACACTGCAATTGAGGTTTCATGCGCGCTCTCCATCAAGGTCCCACCCACCAAGGGCCGACCGCCGGCCCCCATACCCCACATTCTCCCACACTCCAACCCAGATGTCAAGCAAGTTATAGCACTACTTGCACCACCACCACCACCCTGCAGCCCCCCCTTCTCTAAGTCCGAACGGATAACCCCAAGTGCCTTATGCCCCAAGTGCCCCAGGGTCTGTATCTCTTTCCCTTATAAGTAAAAAAAAATATAATACATACTAAGGGACCAAAATCATAGTCCCTTGGACACTTGGACATACTCGAACGGGTATAGAATAGGGGGGGCTGCAGGGTAGTAGTAGTAGTAGTAGTAGTGCTACCCTCACCTCAGTGCCAACAGCGGGGAGAGGCTTGCGCCCCTCCCCACTTGGCCCTACGCCAGCCCCTCGAACTCCTCCAGCAGGGCATCCGCGCCGCTGGAATCTCCCTTCACCGTAAGCCGCGTGTACTCCGCAGCCACGAGGGGATCCGTCAGGACCTGCCTGATAACATCGTCTTGCCGGTCCCGCCACTTCGCTTCCACGACTTTGGGATCGAAGCCCCTCACCGTGGCGACGGCTTGGTACAAGGCCCCGCGGTCGAGCAAGTCCTTCACTCCCCGCATGAGCCACTCGCCGCCTGCGTTCAGGTGATCCACGCACGCCTTGAGGACCTCGAACTTCTCCTTCGCCGTGGCGCTCTTGCCCGTGGTGGGGTCGCGCTGGATAGCGCACTTGTCCACACACTTCTGCGTCCAGCCGTGGAACTCCGCGCGCTGGTGGTTCGCAGGGAGGACCTTGCTCAGGTCCAGCACTGCATCCCCGCCGCCGAGCACATGGAAATGAATCTTGCGCCCGGTGAAGTCCCACTTGAAGGATACGACTTTCTTGCGTTCTGCCATCTGAAACCTCCGTCAGGTTATGGATAAACTCGTCCGCCCATGCGAACGTAGCTTTGTGTCGGCTATCCGCTGCCGCCGGCGGGTTGTCAGGTTCGCCATGTCCCCCCACCACAAGCCTCGCGGCCAACGTGGGCATTTGTTACGGGTGCTTGCGCGGTATCTACTATCACGGTCCGAGCACCGTCGTGCTATGCTTGGGACTGTACCGTAGGGATTCAACCTGCGGCCTCGATCACCGTGAATCCAGTATACCATTGTGCAACGCACCAAGCAAGGCCGAAATTGTAACAAAATGTAACTGGCTTGTGAGGTGCACCATGCCACTGGATGCTGCAGTGCGGTAGAGATGTGAGCGCCCACACTGAATGAGAATCATTCCACGCGCCTGCGAAGTGAGCACTCACTTAGGGGACCCGAGGCCGGCGGCACGCCGGTATACAAGGGAAAGTGACGGGGGGAGTGTGAGGGGATAGCCCCTCAGTTTCCGCCGCAAGCTGATAGGAAACTCGAACGAGATTGGACGCTATATCTCGTTCGTACTACAAGACCCCCCACGCCCGCCACCCCCTTAGGTTGACACCTTGGAGCTCCCGGCGCACAATGTACAAACGCCGGGGCCACGCGCCCTTGCCCCTTTAAGGAGCAGCGTATGTGGGTAGATCCAGCAACAGGCCAAGCACGTGGAGGTATAGCGAAGACTTCGTACAGCCATGAAGCGATGGCGGAGCTTATCCTCCAGAACCCCGCCATCAGCCAGGGGGAGATTGCTCAATTCTTCGGGTACACAGCCGGGTGGGTGAGCCAAGTCATCGCGAGTGATGCGTTCCAGGCGTTTCTTGCCACCCGCAAGGACGAGATCCTAGATCCGATCCTCCGGGGGGAGGTGGAAGCAAGTTTCAAGGGCCTGGTGCTCCAGAGTATGGAGAAGCTTCGGCAGAAGCTGGACGCGAACCCCAGTGATCAGCTCGTGTTGGAGGTCTTCAAGAACAGTGCCCGGGCCCTCGGGTATGGTGCGCGGGTGGAGGTGAACGCGAATGTCCACCACACGCATAGCCTTGCGGGGATCCTCTCTGCTCTCCCTGTGGAGAAAGAGATCAACCCCAAGCTCCCTGCATGAGCGCACAGCCCCTCCTTGCAGATCTAGACCCCGCCCGCGAGCGGATTCTTCGCTGGAGGGCAGGGGGCCCCGCTCTCTTCGCTACAGAGGCACTCGGCCTACCCTCCACGTGGGATGCGGAGGCAGAGGAAGGTGTGCCTGAGTGGTGGTGGGAGGCCAGCAAGCTCCTCGTCGCTCGCCACAGGCTCAGTGTGAGAAGCGGCCACGGTGTAGGCAAGTCGGCCTTCCTTGCAATCACGATCCTCTGGGCCCACACATGCTTCCTCCCAGTGAAGGGCGGCTGCACAGCCCCCACAGCTACCCAGATGTCCGACGTGCTCTGGGCGGAGCTGAGCAAGTGGCACCGCATCCTCAAGGAGCGCGTGCCGGAGCTGGGAGCAAGCTTCGAGTGGACAAGTGATTCGTTCTACCTCAAAGACAGACCAGAAGAGTCCTTCACAGTTGCCCGGACTGCACGCCCGGAGAAGCCAGATGCCTTGCAGGGCCTGCACGCTCACAAAGGCGTTGTGCTCGTGATTGCGGATGAGGCCCCTGGTGTGGCTGACAGCATCTTTGAGGCCGCCCGTGGAGCCCTCTCAGACAAGAACAGCTTCGTTATCCTTGCCGGGAACCCCACCCGCCTCGAGGGCCTGTTCTACGACACTCACCACAAGCTTCGTTCCCTCTGGGGCACTATCCAGGTGAATGGGGAAGACAGCCCCCTCCAGAGCCAGCTCTTCCGAGACGAGATTATCCACCAGTACGGACGAGATTCCAACGTGTATCGCGTTCGAGTCATGGGAGACTTCCCTCTCGAGGAGGCGGATAGTGTGATCCCCATGCACCTGTGTGAGGCGGCCGCTGTGCGGGACATCAAGCCCTACGGCAAGCCTGTCTGGGGGGTGGATGTGGCCCGCTTCGGCGGAGATCGGACTGTTCTCATCAAGCGCCAGACCAACGCCACGACCTGTGCCCACATCAGCTGGAGCGGCATGGACACGATGCAGAGTGCGGGGAAGGTGCTCGCAGAGTGGCAGGCGACCCTTCCTGAGAACCGCCCAGACACCATCTTCGTGGATGTTATTGGTGTGGGAGGCGGGGTCCTAGACCGCCTGCTCGAGCTGAACCTCCCCGCAGTGGGCGTGAATGTGGCGGAGAGCGCGAGTGTGGACGACAAGTACAGTCGCCTCCGGGACGAGCTATGGTTCCGAGCCCGCAAGTGGCTTGAGAAGAAGGACTGCTTGCTCTTCCGGGATGACATCCTCTTTGCAGAGCTAAGCATGCCAAAGTATTCCTTCACCTCCACCGGGAAGATTAAGGTAGAAAGCAAAGATGAAATGAAAAAACGATATCCTCGTAGCCCTGACGTGGCAGATGCTTTCTGCCTCACTTTTGGAGATGCCGCCGAGTACAAAGGCCAAGCCTCCTATGACCCTCCTTACTACCCGGACTACTAACATATGGCACAAGGAGCTGAGCGTGTGGCTGTGCTAGAATCGCAGGTGGAAACCTTAACCCGAGTGCTGGACAAGCACCTCGTGGACTGTGCAACTTCTCGCCAGAGAGTGGAAGAGCGCTTTACGCGCTTGGAGCGCATCATCTGGATGGCGAATGGAGCTATTGCGTTGATCCTCGTGCTCTTGAAGTATCTCCGCTAATGCCCCGCTCAGGCGTTCCTACCATCCCCCCAGTGACTCGCCAGATCTCCTTCGGGGGCCTGGTCAAGCAGGCCTGGGGAGACGACTGGGGGAAGAAAGACGTGGCTTATGAGTTCAGCAATGGGCGGAAGTTCGCTGCCTCCGAGCCCAATGGTGGCCCTTACACTGGAACTGCCTCCGGCACCTAAGATGGCCCTCATCCACGCAATAGGAGATAACCCCCTTGCTGATAACTTCGCCAAGGAAGCCGCCGAAGTCCTCACCTTCGCTTACCCCAACCACAGCTGGTGGATCGAGTGTAAAGGGGGAGTCCTCGTCATCAAGCACCTCGAGGCCAGCGGCGCACGCGGCCTCATTGGGATGCTGCGCAAAGTGGAGGCCCTTGCCCATGATGCGGGAGCTCGTAAGAGAGAGTATATTCGAGCTGCAGGAGAGCTGCTTGAACGGGCCAACCTCGCTCGCGGGCCCAGAGGAGAAGACCCAGTCCTCACCTTCGAGCTAGATGATCGCAAGCTTGAGAAGTACTGGAAGGCCCCGAGGCACCTCCCGCATGGCTAGCACGAATCTTATTCCTGGGCAAGCCCAGGGAGACGAGATGGGAGGCGGAGCCAGTGGTTCTACCTCGAGCCCAGATCCCTGGATGAAGCTCGCCAAGGACGCCTTCAAGCGTAGTACCACCTACGCAGAGAACAACTACCGGAAGATCTGGGAGGATGGCCTCCGTCTCTTCAACTCCCAGCATCCTCGAGACAGCAAGTACAACAGTGATGCGTATAAGTACCGCAGCCGAATCTTCCGCCCGAAGACTCGGAGTGTGATTCGCAAGCACGAGGCCACTGCAGCTCAGGCTCTCTTCAGCAACCCTGATGTCGTGAGCGTGGACCCGATCAATGAGGAGAACCAGCAGCAAGCCATCTCCGCTCGGATAAACAAGGAACTCCTCCAGTACCGCCTCTCAAGTGTGAAGAATGGCGTGCCTTGGTTCATCACGAGTTTGGGGGCCTTCCAAGACGCAATGAGCGTGGGGATTTGTGCTTCCTTCCAGTACTGGGACTACATCACAGAGCCGCAGAAGGTGCAGAAGACTGTGGAGGTCCCGGGGCTTGGGCCCATCTCTCTGGAACTGGAAGAAGATGTCCCTGTTGTGGACAAGCCGTGCTGCGAGCTGCTGAGCATCCAGCGGGTCCACTTTGATCCCGCAGCCAAGTGGTTCGATGTCGTCGGTACGAGCCCTTATCTCATCCTCGAAATGCCGATGTACGTGCAGGATGTGCTCGACCGGATGGAGAAAGGCTACGGGAAGCAAGGCAAGCCCTGGAAGCGGGTGAGTAAGGAGAGGCTCCTCCAAGCCCGCATGTCAGAAGATGACCCTGTGCAGCAGGCCCGAGATGGCCGCAAGGAGAACCCAGATACAGTCACGAGCACTGTGAATGAATTCGACGTGATTCAGGTTCACCTCAACTTCATCAAGAGTGGGGGGAAGTGCTACACTTTCTACAGTCTCAAGGACCTGGAACTGCTCACAGAGTCTGTGCCCTTGAGGGAGATGTTCCCCATAGGGGAGATCCCAGTCACCATTGGCTTCTGCCTGATCGAGACCCACCAAGCCATGCCGAAGGGCCTCGCGGGGCTGGGCTCGCAGCTCCAGCAAGAGGCGAATGAGGTTGCGAACCAGAGGCTGGATAACGTGAAGTTCGTCCTGAACAAGCGCTGGATTGTGCGCCGGGGCTCCAATGTGGATGTGGAAGGGATCTTGAGGAACGTCCCTGGGGGAGTCACAATGGCGAATGACACAGAGAAGGATGTGAGAGAGGTAAACTGGACAGATGTCACCGCCAGCAGTTTCCAGGAACAGGACCGTTTGAACGCGGATTTCGACGACTTGGAAGGCGGTGGCTTGAACAGCAGCTCCGTCATGACGAACAGGCGGATGAATGAGACTGTGGGCGGCATGAAGATGATGGGGGCCGGCAGCAACATGCTCACAGAATACACCTTCCGAGTCTGGGTTGAGACTTGGGTGGAGCCCACCCTTAGGCAACTCATCAAGCTCGAGCAGAAGTACGAGAGTGATGAGGTCGTGCTCGCGATTGCGGCGAAGAAGGCGGGAGCCTGGGAGCACTACCAGCAGAATCCAGACCTTGACAAGCTCCTTGATCAGGAGCTGACTCTCGCTGTGAACGTAGGCATGGGAGCTACAGATCCAGAGCAGAGGTTCCAGAAGTTCATGCAGGCAACTGGGGCGTATGGACAGATCTCTCAGCAGGCTCCCTCCGACATGAACTTGCCAGAAGTGCGTAAGGAACTCTACGGCTTGGCTGGTTTCAAGGATAGCGCCCGCTTCTTCACCCAAGTGGATCCTCGGCTCGTCCAGGCCCAGCAGCTCATGCAGCAAGCAGAGGCAACTGCCCAGCAAATCGTGGACAGCCACAAAGATCGCATCCAGAGGCGGGAGAGAGCCCTGGATGAGAAGGAGCACACCCTCGAGATGCAGCAACTTGAGGCCCAGCATGAGTTCGATGGGAAGATGCAAGAGCTTATGATGGAGTTCAGCCTCAGGCAGAAAGAGCAAGCCTTTGAGTTCGCAGCCAAAACTCGGGAGAACCAGCAGAATCTCCAGCTTGATCAGAGGAAAGCCGCCCAGCAAGCCGCCCTCGAGGCCGCCAAGGCCCGGCAGCAAGCCGACCTTGAGTGGTTCAAGGCTCGAGTCAAGGCTGCCACAGACCGCTTCCTTGCTGTAGCAAAGGCGAAGGCAATGACTGAAGCTGCTAAGCACGCCCCCAAGCCTGCGGGTGGTAACGGAGATGCGAGAGCCCGCTGATGGACACTCCAGACCTCGACCTGCAGAACCTCCTCGACAGCCTCGATCCCACGACTCGCACTTATGTGGCGGAAGTGGACCTCGGCCTGCAGGCCCGAGACTTCCTCCACGGAGATCTTGGGCGGCACCTCGTGGGGTGTCTTAACCAAGAAATCATCCTGGCGCAAGAGGAGCTTGCGCGAGTCTTGCCCTGGCGGAGACGCAAGATTCAGAACCTGCAAAATCGCATCTGGCGAGCCCAGTTCTTCCTGAGCTGGCTTCGAGACCTGATCCTATCCGGCAAGTCGGCGGACGGCGCACTCCAAGAGGTAGCACATGAAGATTGATCCAGACCCGAAACCCCAAGACCCGAGTCCTGAGGAAGAGTACTCCAAGCCGAACCCGGAGGTAAGTCCTCGGAATATCAGCCTGGCCGAGATCGCCAAGACTGTGGCTGAGCAGCACAAGGTTGAGTTCGCAGAGACCCTCCCCACGATCAGTGAGGACGGAGAGATCACCCAGCCGCCGGAGGCAGCCGCTGCTGAGGCCGAAGAGCCTCCTCCTCCCCTTGCCTCAGAGGAAGCTGTGGTGCCGGGTGCCCCCTCCGGGGAGCCCACCACCCTAGCTCCGGCGGCCCCCGAGGCTGTAGACCCGGAGAAGATGTACAAAGTCAAAGTCGATGGGCAAGAGCTCGAAGTCAAGGGCAGCGCCATCATCGACGCAGGATACCGCACTTTTCAGAAGGAAACTGCGGCAGACTTCAGACTCAAAATGGCCTCAGAGTTGCTCCGAGAGGCCGAGGCAAAAGCTCGAGAGTCCACCCCGCAAGGGACGCCTCAGAAGCAAGAACCTTCCGAGAAGCCAGAAGGCAGAACAGACGCAGAGCTTGCGCATGATCTCCAGTTCGGCTCTCCAGAGCAAGCGACCGCCGCGATGGCAGAGCTCCGCACTCGCGACGTCGTCAGACCAGATCAGATTCAGCAGTTTGCAGCACAGCAGGCCCGGATGGCTGCGCAGGACGAACTCCAGTTTCAAAGCGCCCTGAGCTTCGTACAGACCGAGTACAAGGACCTTTTCTCTAACGACTACCTGAAGCGGCTGTTCTTCGTTGAAGAGAACCGCCGCCGAGCGCCAAAAGAGAGAGGGGGCGAGAATGATCGCCGGCCTTACAAGGAACTGTACCAAGCAATCGGCGATGATCTCAGAAAGGCCTTCAACTTGCCCAAGGCATCAGCCCCCGGCGCACCCACTCCGCAAGGAACGGTGGCGGCCCGAGCTGCGAGGAAAGCAGAAACTCCTCCCGTCCCCAGGACAGCCGCCGCGCGGCTCCAAGAGGGCGCTGCCTCAGAGAAGGCGAAGACTCCCAGTGAGATCATAGCGAGCATGGCCGCACTTCGCGGCAAGGCTCAACTTTCACCTCCGAGAAAAGGAACATAACATGGCTGGCCAACTATGGGCCGTCAACTCTCTGGGTGGATTCTTCTACTCGCTCAACCTCTCCGACGAGCTGCGAGAAGCTCTGCAGCCGATGGCGCGGTTCCGGCAGTTTTGCGATGTGAAGGATGCCTCTCAGCAGGGGAAGGGGAAAGGACAGACCTTCACCTGGGACGTGGTGGGCAACGCGGCGACAGCAGGCGGGACGCTTGTTGAGACCAACACCATGCCAGAGACGGAATTCACCATCACCCAGGCAACCCTCACGATCAACGAGTACGGGAACAGCGTGCCGTATAGCGGCAAGCTGGAAGCCCTCTCCAAGTTCGAGGTGAGGAAGCCGGTGATGCAAGCACTCCGGAACGATGCGGTCAAGACGTTTGACCGTGCGGCCTGGACGCAGTTCAAGGCAACTCCCCTCCACGTGGTCCCGGCGACCGCAGGCACCTCCACCACCGTCCTCACGCTCACGACGAATGGCACTGCAACTGCGACGAACAACATCGCGTTCCAGAAAGAACACGCCAAGCTCGTTGTGGACTTGATGAAGGAAAGGAACATCCCTGCGTATACGAATGATGACTACGCGGCGATTGCCTGGCCTTCGGCTCTCCGCCGGCTGAAGAACGATCTGGAAGCCATTCACCAGTACACGGTGCCGGGCATTCAGCTCATCTTCAACGCGGAGATCGGTCGGTACGAGAACGTTCGGTACACTGAGCAAACCAACATTCCCAAGGGTATCTCCACCGCGGGTCTGACTGGAACGGCTTGGGCGAGCGGAAATGACTGGATCTTCTTCCTTGGAGAAGACACCGTCGCAGAGGGGGTCGCGATTCCTGAGGAAATGCGCGCCAAGATTCCGACAGACTACGGTCGGAGTAAGGGCGTGGCATGGTACTACCTCGGGGGCTTCGGCCTGGTCCAAACCGTAGCAACCGAAGCCCGCATGGTTATGTGGGACTCGGCGGCTTAACCGGAGAATCTCATGGCTACCAGAAACTTCGCCTACGACCATCCGGCGTACACGGCTGTCTTTGCGTTTGGGGGATCAATTCTTGCAGGTTCGGGTGCCCTCAGCCAGCGGTTCGCTGCGCACGCGAACCTGCAGTTGCGATCCGTCAACTACTCGACAGTCACCGTCGGCACGGGCGCTGCCTCGGACGTGAAGTCCCTCTTCCTCATCAGCGGGACCGCCACGACCACGACAGCACTTGCAACCACGACTGCAGCGTACTACGCTCTGAACATCCTCTCCACAGCCACTCTGGCGAAGGGAGATGTGATGTATGTGGGGAAAGGCACTGATGCAACTGAAGTCGGTGCGTTCTCCGTTGAGTATCAGATCGTACCAGGCGCGAACGTCACGGTGTAACCTGTGGGATGGAGGGGGCTTCGGCCCCTTCCACCTGCTAAAGGAGAGCAGATGAAAGAAGAGAAAGGATTCACTGACGCCGGGAAGCCCGAGCCGACGAACGCGGCTCACAAGCGTCGGATGCAGCAAGGGGGCCTCTCGAAGAATGAGGCCTTGCAGGAGTTCGAGAATCCCGCCGGAGGCTCTGGCCTCGAGCAGCCAGGCGGTTTCCTTCGTCGGAACAACTATGGAGATAGGTTCTAGTCATGCTGAAACCATCGAAGAAGTCTGGAAGCGCCCCCCTTGTCGCAGAAGTGCATGGTCGAGGCCACCCCAAGGTCATGACCAAGCCAAACCTACCCGCAAGCACGAAGAACAGAGTCATCGTGTCTGAGGCCAAAGGGAACGGCAAGAAGTCCACGTTCTCGGCTCCCCGGACTGAGGGAGAGAGTGGCCTGGCCAAGGGTTACACGAAGGTCGGCTGAGCCATGTGGCGTGCGGAAGATCCTCAGGGGAATGAAGCCGGGAAGATGCTTTGGGAGCTTGTGCCTTACACGAGAGGCTTCGGCCTTGACTTAGGCTGCGGGCCTCACAAGGCCTTCCCGCACTTCATCGGGGTGGATAACAAGAAGGATTGCCAGCTCTTCGGCACTCCTATGAATCCAGATCTCACTGTGCCGGATGCTTGCAGCCTCCCCATGTTCGCGAGTGAGAGCTGTGACTTCATCTTTAGTAGTCACATGCTGGAGCACGTGGAGGACTACAAGGGGGCACTCAAGGAGTGGTGGAGGCTTGTGAAGGTGGGAGGCCACCTCTGTTTGTACCTCCCCCACAAGGAGCTCTACCCCAACATCGGCCAGCCAGGAGCGAACACCGACCACAAGCATGACTTTGTGGAGGCCGACATCCTCGACGTGATGGATGAGTTCCCGGACTGGGATTGCCTCCGGAGTGAGAAGCGCAGCGAGGCTATGGAGTATAGCTTCTTCCAGGTGTTCCGCAAGCTCGAGGCAGGTGCGGGACACAAGATGAGCTACATGGAGCCCCGGCCCGCGAAGACTTGTGGCATTGTGCGGTATGGTGCCTGGGGGGATAGCTTGCAGGCCTGCAGCGTGTTCCCGGCCCTCAAGAAGCAGGGCTTCCACATCACTCTCTACAGCACGCCTCGAGCCTTCGAGGTGATCCAGCACGACCCCCACATCGACAGGGTGATTCTTCAAGACACAGACCAGGTCCCCAACGTTGCTCTCGGCTCGTTCTGGGGGAGTGAGAGCAAGAAGTATGATCGGTGGATTAACCTGAGTGAAAGTGTGGAAGGCACCTGGCTGAGCCTCAACGACCGGATGCCGAGTCGGTGGCCCAAGGCTGTGCGAGACAAGCACCTGAACTACAACTACGTGGAGTTCCAGCACGAACTTGCGGAGGTGCCGTACAAGAGGCCTGAGACTCGTTTCTTCCCCACGGAGGAGGAGAAGGCCTGGGCACTGGAGAGGCGGATTGAGTTCAAGGCAGCCCCCTTGCTCCTCTGGGCCCTGAATGGCAGCAGCGTCCACAAGGTCTGGCCTCACATCGACCAGATCTACGCCCGGATGCTTCTCGTGTATCCTGAGTGCAAGATCATCACTGTGGGGGATGCGAAGAGCTTGATGCTGGATGAGCCTTGGCAGAATGAACCCCGGATCATCCGGACTGCCGGCAAGTGGTCCATCCGACAGACCCTCGCGATGGCTCAACTCTGTGACCTCATCGTGGGGCCAGAGACTGGTGTCCTGAGCGGCATGTGCATGGAGCCTATGCCCAAGATCGTATTCCTCAGCCACAGTAGTCATGAGAACCTCACTCGGGACTGGAACAACACCATCGCGCTCTTCAGCACGAAGACTCCCTGCTACCCCTGCCACAAGCTCCACTACACCTGGGAGCATTGCAATAGGAATGAGGACAAGGGGCAGTACTGGGAGGGCACAGCCCAGTGCCAGGTGGACCTCACACCAGAGGCTTGTTGGACTGCGATTGGGAGGGCCTTGAAAGTCCCGAACGTGATTCCCGCACCAATCCCGATCAAGAAATTGGAGGTTGCTCGTGCCTAGTCCGTACAGAAAGATGATCGACCGGATGCGGGAGATAGTGCCCCCGAGGCTAGACCTCGCAGAGGGCCAGAACGAGCAAGAGGACCTTGATCCGAGGAATCTCAGCCAGATCGACAAGGCCATTCGGCATCCAGACCAGCAAGGCGAGCACCAGCAGTCTGTCCTCATGGGGGAGAGGCAGAGGCTTGAGCAGGTGCAAGCAGAGAGGATGCGCCAGGGGGCCGCGATGTTCCAGCAGAGGCTCCAGCAACGCCTCAACCCTCGGATAGGCACGCAGGATGACACAGACCCTCAAGCCCTCGACCAGTTCCAGCGCCAGCTCATGATGCAGATGATGCGACGGCATGGGTTCATTCCTCCGAGGGGGATGTAGTGGACCCCCTGCTTGAGGCTATCCTCAAGTCTCGGAACACTGAGGGGCTGATTCAGCAAGCCCGCCCTGAGTGGGCTCGGATGCCAGAGCAAGTGGGAGGTCAGCAGAGCGTGAATGACCCTCTCCTGAACGCCCGCCGCTTCGCTGCGCCCACCCAGAACCAAGCTCGCCTCAACGTAGCGAGGACTGCCGCGGAAGAGCCTGCAGACGAAGCTAAGACCTATGCCAAGAAACTCTGGAACCTATTTGGTAAGCTCGGTGTGGAGGGGAGGAAAGATGCGCTGGAAGAGCTTGTGGAGGCAGAGCAGGGAGGCAAGCCGGACTGGAGGCTGGGAGACTTGGGAGTTGCTCTGGACGCCACGCCGTATGCCCTCGGCGTGATGGGGGGTGCGAAGGCGGCAGAGAACCTTGGAGGAAAGACCCTCATGAGGTTCTTGCTCGGGAAGAAAGCCCTAGCAGAAGGGAAGCCTCCCCAAGAAGTCTGGCGCACACACGGAGTGGAGTTGAACAAGGAAGGGCATCCGATCTTTGAGTTCCCTCTTGTGAAGACAGAAGAGGAACTTATGGAGCAGTTCCGGCAAGCTTACCCGGATCTTGTGCTGAGGTCCCTGCGTAAGGAAGGCCCCCGGGAAGGCTCATTCCATCCAGGCACGAACAGGATCTATGCTCAAGGGGCTGTACGGGGACCAGAAGCTGCGGGCTTTGAAGGCCGCCGCACAGTCATGGAGCACGAGGTCCAGCACGCAATGGACAAGGCAGAAGGCTTCTCCTACGGGACGCAGCTGGATGATCCAGACTACTGGAAGAATGCTGCAGAGGTCCGGGCGCGGAACGCGGAGGCTCGGCTGATGGACCCGGAGCTTAGGAACTTCGCTCCGAGCCTTACGGAGGATGCCCAGTTCCCCCGAGAGATGCAGATTATCAAGCAGGCTCCGGGGGCTGTGGCAGAGGCGGTGAAGGAGAAAGGGGGGATGTGGCACCCGGAGGCGGTGGAGAGGTTAGGTAGGCCCCTAGTAGACAGGCTTGCTCCTCCTGTGCACTATCCGAGGGGAGCTATACCTATTCCGTTTAATGCAACTGGCGGCGAGATGGAGGGCGCGTGGGCTACTCGCGCCATCTCCAACTACCTCAACAAGCATGCTGGCACAGCCACAGACCCGCTGAAGGATGTGGAGGTGCCGTTTGGAGAGGGAGTGAAGAGGTGGGAGGAATTGACAGACTCCATAATTAAGTCTGATATAGAGACTGTGGCTATAAAAGACTCAATGCCCGTGAAGGAGCCTGTCTACAAAATCTCAGACCGGGGTAAGGATCATGGGGACTACAGTGATACTCCAAGGCTTCAAGCTATCACTTCCTACCTCTCCCACGTCGGAGACTACCTCCGGCAGAATGTGCCTCCTGAGAAGCTCCAGCAGTATGATCTCGTGCGCGCAGTGAAGGAGACCGCCGTGAACGATGCCCGCGTGGCGAAGGAGATGGAGAGAGCTGCTGCGGCAAGCATGAAGGACTTGCCGGTGTACAAGGACTACAGTGCGCAGAATCCGGGCACGTTGCGGGGCATGAAGTGGGTGGAGCTGAAGAAGCCGGAGAGGCTGACGGAGGAGCAAGCAAAAGCTGTAAGTCCTCCTACAGAAGCTGAGTTAGATATTCTGGTTAGAACTATGGATTATGACCGCGACCACGCTCGTATGAGTATCTTAATAGCGAGAGATGCTGCGGGTAAACCTATTAAGAGTTTTTACACAAACGAGTGGGTTACTGGAAGCACCCCCGAAGAAGCCCACCTCGCCGGCCAGCTCGCTCAAGAAGGCAACCAGATGGGCCACTGTGTGGGAGGGTACTGTGAGGGGGTGGCATCTGGAGAGTCGAAGATCTACTCCCTGAGGGATGCAAAGGGGAAGAGTCATGTGACGGTGGAGGTTGGTGCGGCTGTGGACGAAGCTGGGGCTGAGCTGCCCTGGACTGAATACAACGACATCCTCCAAATCAAAGGCAAGCAAAACCGTGCTCCCAACGCAGAGTACCTCCCTTACGTGCAGGACTTTGTGCGCAGTGGGAAGTGGGGAGAGGTGGGGGATTTGGGGAATACAGGCCTACATAGACTCCCCAACGCCAAAGACAGTCCTATTCGTAGAAAGATGATAGAACTGTTTGGAGAGAAAGAATACTACACCACCGCTGAACGAGAGAAGGCTGTAGACTTCAGCGGATCTCGAAGAGATTACCCCAGGAGTCAAGATGGCAACTAGTGGAAGCTGGGACTACAGCGTCACTGCCCTTCAGATCATCACCTCTGCAGCGGAGGACATTGGAGTTGCGGAGAACAACCAGAGCCTGGACAGCAATGATCTTGCCACCATGCTCCGTACTCTCAACCTCCTTGTGAAGCAGTGGCAAGGCCAGAGCGACAAGTTCCCTGGCCTCAAGGTGTGGACCCGCCAGAGGGTCGAGATGTTCTTCGTCTCCGGGCAAGCTCGCTACCTTGTCGGCCCTGCAAGCGCAGACGCTCGAGCCGCAGTAAGCCCCGTCGTTACAACTCTCACAGCTGCAAAGGGAGCAAGCGCCACTACGATAACCCTTGCCAGTACCACAGGCATGACAGCCGCGGACACGATTGGTTTTGTCCTTGCGACGGGAGCTTTGGGTTGGGGTACAATCAGTACGGTGGATTCCTCCACTCAAGTGACAATCGCGGCCAACAGCATTGGGGCTGCTAACAGCGGAGCCGTTGTGTTCACCTACACCTCCAAGGCACAGCGTTTCGTGGAGCTCGAGGCGGTGAGCTTGCGGGACTGGAGCACGCCGGGCCAGCCCATAGATATCCCCCTTGAAGTGTACACAGATGTCCAGCAGTACGAGCTCGTCACCCAGAAGCTCGCCTCCGGGGACCCCACAGCCATCCTCATCGAGCCCTTGCGCCTCACAACGGCTGTGACCCTCAACTTTGCCGCAGCGAACGTGTATAAGACACTCCACCTCACAGTCATCTACCCAGCGGAGGATTATGACAACGCTGCGGGAAGTGATGATATTGCGTACCCCCAAGAGTACTTCGCAGCTCTCGAGTGGGAGCTTGCCCGGAGGTGCGCTGCGAAGTTTGGCAGGCCGTGGACCGCAGACCTTGCCCAGCACTGGGAGATCGCAGTCCGCGAAGGCGTGAACCTCAACCCGCAAGAGACGAGCCTGAGCTTTGAACCTGGGCGAGAGGCAACTGATGTGGGAAGTCCCTTCACGAGGCCCTGATGCCGAAGATTCCTCTCGTGGAAGAAACCCCCTTGGAAAGTCGAGATGGCACACTCTCGAGGGGAGGCTTGCTAGCAAACTGCTTTGTGGAGACCACACCTCCTACTTGTGTGTACATGAGGCCGGGGCTGGCACTTGCTCAAGCCGGCTCTCACGGAGCAGGGGGCTGGGTCTTAGGAACAGGCTCTTCTTTCTTCATCGTGAGAGGGGTCACCTCTACAGGCACAGGAACTGCAACTGCCACCACCACAGGAACTGTGTACACACTAGCTAGAGGGACTTTCACATGACCCCTCCAGAGAAACCTGATGCTCCCCAAGGCCCACCTCGAGTGCCCCTGGTGACCTCCATCCAGTCCCGAGATGGCGGGCTCACGAGGGGGGCGAGGCTTGCGAACAGCTTCGTGGAGGCCAAGCCTCGCCCCCGCGTGTACATGAGGCCGGGGCTGGAGGAGGCAGAGGAAGCCGGGACGAACTTCCCTGGACTTGGTCTCATGCCGGGGGTGAGTACTGGCACAGGCACTAGCCTTGGAAGTAATACACTTCTTATCCTGGCTGGGGGCACAGGTACCGGAGGCACGAGCTCAGGAGTCTCTCTTCGCTTTAAGCGAGAGCCTCCCTTTCCTGGCAGAACAGTCACTATAACAGGCGGCACAAGTGTGAATGTCTACACGCAGGCGCTTGCCAAGTATGCAGATGCAGGCTCTTTTGTTGGTGCCTACCTTGTTACTGTAACTGGCAACGTCACTACCATGACTTGGGATTCTGGCGGGCTGTTCCCTGCAGGGTGCACCTTCACCCTCAAGAATCAAGCCACGATCTATGGGCTTGGAGGCACGGGGGGAAACTCAGGCTTACGAGTCAGCTCTCCTAATGGCTCGGCTGGAGGGAATGGAACAGACGCTCTGGCTCTCAATGGCCTAACAGTC